GAATGAGATAATGAGAGGACCCGCACTGTTGAAAGCGCTCAACATTCATCTTAAGGTAGGAATTGAAGGTGAAGCGAAAGTGGGTCCTTGGTCCAAGGGCATTTCGCTCGAGAAGTGGGAGAAGCAATATGCCGAGAAAGTCTAAGGCTGTCGCCGCCGTCGAGGACGACATCTTCAAGGTCAGTCAGTCCAAGGTCAAGACCTGGCTGTCCTGCAAGAAGAAATACCACTTCCGCTACATCGAGAAGCTCAAGCGGATCAAGAAGGGTCGACCGCTGCAGTTCGGCAGTATCGTCCACGACATGCTCGAGGCGCACGCCAACGGCGACGATCCGTTCGAGAAGCTGGAGAAGATCGAGCTTGATAACGGGAAGTTGTTCCGCGCCGAGATCGATATGTATGGTGAGCTCGTCGTGGACATCGGCTTCATCATGGAGGATTACTTCTCCTACTGGGGCGGCAAGGACAAGAACTCGATCAAGGTCATCGAAGTCAACGGCAAGGGCGCAGAGCATTCGTTCGCGATCCCGCTCGACCGCGATCCCAAGATCTTGATTACCGGCAAGGTCGATCTGTTCGGCAAGACACCCGACAGGCTCAAGTGGCTCGTCGAGCACAAGTCATTCAATCGCAGGCCGTCCGAAGAGTTCCGCTGGGTGAACCTGCAGTCGTCGGTTTACATTCGGATCGCCGAGATGCTCGGCTGGCCACAGGTCGATGGCACTCTGTGGGATTACATCCACTCGAAGCCTCCGGAACTGCCCAAGGCCCTGAAGGGCGGCAACGTCTCACAGGCCAAGATCTACACGCTGCCTACGGCGGTGAAGCAATTCCTCAGCGACAATAAGCTCAAGGCCAAGGATTACCCGTCGCTGATGAACCACGCCCTCGAGAACCGGAGCCAGTATTTCTATCGCATCCGGAACCCGATGGCGGCGAAAGTCGTTGATGGCATCTACTCGGATTTCATTGACGCCGTGCTTGACATGCGCGATAATCACGGAAAGAAGAGCATGCGGACTATTGAGCGTCACTGCCAATGGTGCGATTATGAGCCTCTGTGCAAAGCCGAATTGCTCGGGCACGATACCAAATTCATTCGCAAGCGGGAGTACGTCATCGATGAAAAGACCCATGAGGATAATACAGCGGAAGGACTCCAAGTCGAGTGAAGAGGTCGGGGAGCTGAAAGTGCGAAAGCCTGGCAAGCAACGCAAGTACCGCTGCTACGTGTTCTATGGACCAGCGGGCACAGGCAAGACCACGCTGGCGAGCACGTTCCCCGGCCCCATCGCCATGGGCGACTTCCGCGATCAAGGCGACGACAGCATTTCCGACGTGGACGATCTGGAGGTTTATCAGATCGAGACGTGGGATGATGCCGAGACGTTTTACTGGCAGGCGAAGAAGGGCAAGCTGAAGGACTCGGCCGGCAAGCCCTTCAAGCCAGAGACGCTGGTGATCGACACTGCCACGAACTGGCAGCAGATGTGCATCGAGCACGTCCTCGAGATGAAGAAGAAGAAGTCGTCCAAGATGGCCGGCGACTGGGGCAGCATGACCAAGCAGGAGTGGGGTGAAGTCGCCTCGCTCATGAAGCAGTGGCTGGCCCTCTACAAATCACTCGAGATGAATATTGTCTTCCTCGCACAGCAGCGGGTCTTCAATGCTGACGAGGACGAGGGCTCCGACAGCGAGCTCACGCCCGAGGTTGGTGCGCGGCTTTCGCCGAGCGTCAAGGATGCGCTCAACGCGGCCGCCGATGTCATCGGCAGCACGTTCGTTAAGCGGAAGATTATCGTCAAGGAGGTGAAGGGCAAAAAAGTGAAGAGAGAGCGCAGCATTTATTGTTTGCGTGTAGGACCCAATCCGGTGTATATCACGAAGATCAGGAAACCTCGTAAAACTGACGCACCGTCGGTGATCGAGGATCCTGTATATGAGGACATCCTGTCCGTTATCAAAGGAGAAGCCTGATGGCTCGTAGTTCCAAGAAGACAACCAAAAAGAAGTCCGGCAAGATCGGGCTCGATTTCACCGGCGTCGAAACGCGGGTACTGTTGCCCGAGAACGACTACCTGCTTTCGGTCGCGTCGCTCGAGGAAGAGGACGAGTCGGTCATCGTCGGCATCAAGGTCGAGAAGGGCAAGTTCGAGGGCAAGGTCGTCAAGGAATATTTCTCGACCAAGCCCCAGGCCCTGTGGCGCTTCGGCAATTTCATCGCGGCCTGCGGCCTGGAAGTTCCCAACGGCGAGATCGAGCTCGACGTGTCCGACTTCGAGGGCGTGACGGTCATGGGCTGCTGCGTCCATGAAGAATACGAAGGCAAGACCAAGATGCGCTGGGACTTCTACGGCGCCGACGAGGACGACGCGGCGTCGGATGACGACGACGAGGAAGACGAGAAGGAGACGAAGTCGTCCAAGGGCAAGTCGGCCAAGAAGGATACCAAGTCCACCAAGGGCAAGTCGAAGAAGGACGAGCCCGCCGAGGACGAGGCCGGCGACAAGGTCTCGAAGGAAGACGTCGAGGCGATGGATCGCGACGAGCTCGGCGATCTGATCGATGAGCACGGTCTCGAAGTCGACGTGAACGACAAGAAGCTCAAGAAGGACGAGAAGCTCCTGGCGGCGGTGCTCGCCGCGCTCGAGGAGAACGACCTGCTCGAGGACGAGGAAGCCGACGAGCCGGAACCCGAGCCGAAGGGCAAGAAGGGCAAGGCTGCCAAGGGCGGCAAGAAGAAGGGCAAGGACAAGATCGCCGCGTCCGATGTCGAGGACATGGACGAGGACGAGCTCCAGGCCTGCATCGACGAGAACGAGCTCGAAGACGTCGATCTCGATGACCACAAGACCTTGCGCAAGAAGGTCCGCGCGGTGCTCGACGCACTCGAGGCGGCCGATCTGCTCGAGGAGTGATTGCTGAGGCGGGGTGCACGATTGCCCCCCAGCCCACCTCGCTGAAGCAATGAGAGCCCGGGGTGTAACAGCCCCGGGTTTTTCCACAGGATCGTCATGACGCAGAAACCAGAAACCCGACTTCAGCGGCGCATCGTGCGCGCACTCAAGAAAGAAGTCGGCGGCTGGTGGGCTAAGATATACGTGGGACCGTTCCAGCAAGCGGGCATCCCCGACCTCCTAGGCTGTGTGGAGGGATTGTTCTTTGCGCTCGAGGTGAAGATGCCCGGCGAAGAGCCCAGCGAAATTCAGATCAAGACCATGAAAGACATTCGCACAGTCGGTGGAGCAATCGCGCGCACCGTAACCTCACCGGAGCAAGCTGTCCGTGTTGTACTCAACGCTTTGGCCCGAGCAGAAAAAAGCCGCAAGGTTCGTCCTACGAAACAGCGGGACAAATCTGTTCTTCGATCAAGGGACCGGGAAGACGCACGTAACGCTAGCAGTGATGGACGAGGAAAGTCGGGACGTATCAAACTACCAAGCTATCGTGGTCTGTTTGAAGACTAACCTGTTTAGCACGTGGGTGGCTAAAGCAACGAAGCTGGTCCCGCACATAAACATCGCCACTGATTTCATCACGTTCAAGACGTTGCCGTTTCCTCGCGCGTTATTCATCAACTACGAGCAGACGAATAACAAACGCCTCCGAGGTCAATTGTCGCGCGTGCGCTGGACGTTCGCAGCGTTTGACGAAGCACAACGATTGAAGAAGCGATCATCGCTCTCCTCGCGCTTCGCACGCATGCTGCGCGATGTCCCCCGGCGCGTTGCGATGAGCGGAACACCGTTCGATAAGAACCCGACCGATATGTGGGCCATCTGTCAGTTCGTGGACAAAACCTTGTTCGGTGACAAGTGGAAGGATTTCTTCAAGCGGTACCTGAAGCCGGCCGGGTTCATGGGCTATGGTCATAAGTTTCGCACGAAGCAGCTGGAGCACAAGTTCATTGACATCGTGGCCGGGATCACGCTGCGCGTCGGTCGTGAGATACTTGGGCTCAAGGGCGCTGGCATGAAGAAGCGGAAGTTCGACCTCGACCCTGTGCAGCGCAAGTTTTATGACCGGCTCGAGAAGGACCTCGTGGTCGAGTTCGAGGGCGACACGGACAAGCGCATCATCAGCACGCCGATGAAGGCAACGCTCCAGATGAAGCTGCATCAGATCACCGGTGGGTTCATCAAGGACGACGAAGGCGAGATCAGCACAGTCGGTCGTGCGAAGTTGCGCGCGCTGCGCGACCTGCTCGAAACGCAGGACAAGGTTCCTGTGGTCGTGTTCTACGTATATACCGAGGAGGGCGATCAGATCATGCGCCTGCTCGAGCGCATGTATCACAGGACTGCGCGCATTCACGGTAAGGTCAAGGACACGAAGCGCATCAAGGCGAGGACGAATGTGATCGACGCATTCCAAGCCGGTCAGATCGATGCACTCGCGATCCAGCAACGCACAGGAGGCGTTGGCGTTGATTTGTTCGCAGGATCGCTTGGCGTGTTCTACTCATCGACCCACAGCTGGATTGATTTCGAGCAAGCTAAGTCAAGGCTGGAAAGGTTCGGGCAAAAGAATTATGTAGACTTCTTTTACTTAATGGCGCGAAACACTGTTGACGAGGATAGATATGATGCTGTAACAAAGAAGAGCAACGTGAACGAAGTGACATTCCGTCGCTTGAAAAGGAGAAACGTCATGGCTCTCAAGCCCTCGAAGAAGACCGATACGAAGACCGACACCAAGGCGACCGCCAAGGGCGCCGACAAGGCCACGAAGTCGACGGCGAAGGCCGACAAGGCGCCGAAGGCCGAGACCAAGGAGTTCAAGTACGGCGTCGCCGATCTGCAGAAGCTGCTCGGCCACGGCGATCCGGCCTCGACCCGTGTTGCCCTCCGCAAGCACGAGATCGAGAAGGCCGGCAAGTCCTACGGCTGGGACTCCAAGGACGAGCTCGAGGCGATCGTGAAGAAGATCAAGGCCGGCGCCGAGAAGGCCGAGCCGAAGACCAAGGCCGAGAAGGCGAAGCCCGCGGCTGACGCGAAGGCCAAGCCCGCCAAGAAGAAGTGATCGGCGCCGGCACCCGCCGGCCTCGACACCAAAAAGCCCCGGCAGCAATGTCGGGGCTTCTTAGTGGACTCAGTGATCTTTCTTGCGCAGTCGTTCGAGCAGCTGCATCATCTTGTCCTCGAGGTCTTCCTCACGCGCCTGCTCACGACGCAGCTTGGCAAGTTCCTCGAGTGCAGTCGCGCATCGTGCGATGTCCTTACGGAACTCGCGGAATTCCGTGATGTCAACGATTGATCCACCGGCCACGATCAGGTCGGTGGTCTTAGCCTGACTGGGAGTCATCAGGTTTTTGCGGACGTAGACGATTGCGGAGCCAACCGCCAGGCCTACGGCTATCGCCAGGGTTGTGAACAAGTTCCCCGGGGTCAATAGTTCTGGCGGCAACATCCTTGCGCCCCTTGTCAATCTCGCGAGCCTCGGCCGATCCGGAGAACGTGTTGAGCATATCGCTCACGAAGTACCCCGCATAGGCCGCGACACCTGTGGACCAGATCGGCGCCTTAATTCCCGCGAGAACTAGTTGCAGCCAAGCCAGTGTGCATATCAAAGACGTAGCCACCCGAACGTGTGGAGCCCACTTACCGTACCAGGTCGTGGGGAAGCTACCATTAATCGTGAGGACAATCAACCGCACAAAGCCGAGACAGATCAGCAGAGCTGCCCACGCCTGTTCCGTTAGGTTAACACTCAGATAAACCCAGCTGCCATACAGCGGCAGCCCGTCGAGAGTGAGGATCGCACCCCAAGCGATCATCACGCAGGCACTGATCCATTCACTGCGCCGCACAGGGAAGTGATCGATGACGCCTCGTCCGATGCGTAGGATCAGCATCTTATCGGCTCCAACATTTCGCGGCGATGCCCGTCTCGAAGTGTTTCGAGATACGGTCTTCACCGGTGGGCGTGGTAGCGTGAACGTCACGCAGCGAGTCGGTGAAGACGTCACATGCGCTATGTACCGCAAGTTCCTGTCTCCCTGTTCCACACGCCCCCGCGAGCCCGGCAACGGTCAACAGCATCGCGAGCGCCGCGGGACCCGCGAATGACTTCGCGGTCGACTTCATTCTGTCTTTCAATGACGGCTGATGCCCCATTGTCCTTGCCCTCCTGATACACGTAGTAGGCGATGCCGGCGAAGACAAGAGCAGCGATCAACATCATGCCGACAGGTGACGTGATCGCTTTCAGGATTGCGCCTAGTCCTATCACGATTGCACCTGAAGATCAAGCGCATCGACAAGCGCAGCCTCCTTACGCTTCGCGTAGACGCGATACAATAAACCTCCAGCGACGCTGAGAGCGCTAGCGATTGCGAGCGCGATCAACACATGCGAAACGAACGCGCTATCCCCAGCGACGTCTGAGATTTGATTGCGTGCGCTTTCAATTGCGCCAGTCAATCCTAATCCTGCGCCGCCTGCACCTGTCGTCGCATCTGCAGCGGCCTTGACGGGACGAGACTTCGCCTGATCGACAGTCGCCTTCTGGTTCATGTCGGCGAAGAACACAGGCTCGGGACCGACACTGCCGACAGCCCAGGCCTGCCCGATCTTGAGCACCTGCTTGACGCGGTTCATCCAGCCTTTGCCGAAGGTCTTGAATGTCTTGAGTGCGCGCAGAAAAGCTTCCCGACGCTCCAAGATCTTGCCGATAAGGAAGTCGACATCGTTGATCGCCTCGAGCGCACCGAGCGTTGCTTGCCCAAGCTGACCGTCAGCGGTGACCCCGAGCGCACGCTGCAGCCACTTGATCGACTGGATCGGCCCCGAGTTGACTGCACCGTCCATGACCACGTAGTCGACACCCTGTGGAAGGGAGTCACCCTTGATGGCATCCCAGTATTGCTTCTTGTAGATGAGATCCCGCTCGTGGGGTTCCATCTCGTAAACACTGCGGAGTGGCAGGTTCTGGCGCTGACGCCAGCCGTCGTAGACCCGCTGGATCACACCTTGATTGGTGCGGCCACCCGGGTCCTTCGGGTGATTGACCTTGCCACCCTCGTGGACAAGGATTTTCGGCATAACGTGGGCAAACGACTCGCGCATGTATATCTCCTATCCACAGGCTACGATGACGATCCGACGACGCGTCGTGGGACCAGGGGGTGTTGGCGTTCCGTCCCCATCGAACCAGCCTTCGCCGGGTGTCAGGGTTTCTTCGTCAGCGGGGGCGTGATCGACCCAGCCCTCGCCGGGAACCAGGAATTCTTCATCCATGTCAGACCACCGTCAGTTTGGGATCAATGTGAACGATCTCGGCGGAAGGAAGCTGCATCTGGAACCAGAAGAAGGCAGCGCCCTTTCGAGCGGGCGTGGCAGTAACCTCAAATTTGACACGCTTACAGCAAACGATGGTACAAGTACCATCGGCGAAGGTATCGCCATCAACCGCGGTAGCGTAAGCTGCTGGTTCGCTGGCAGCGGTGTTGCCGCCCGACGACACGCGGAACACCCGGCCGGGGTTACTAGCAACCTTCTGCAAGTAGCCAATCGATCGACCTGTGCTGTTGGCACGTGCAGGCAGGCCAGCGTCCCACGACTCCGTGGATGTCTGCAACGCTGTGGAGTCAAGGAAGCTGGTACGCGTGGATTGAAACGCTTCGACTGGGCTGTTGGCATCGGTCAGGACGTTGAACTCGCCCCAGATCTTTGCTCGAGTGGCCGCGATAGCAGTGGCTGTCAGGAGGATGGCCTCGACGGTGAACGTCATGGGCGATCCGGTCGTATTGACTCGCTTGGCGATGCGGGGCGGCGTGATCTTGTTGCCTTCATACTGGCAGCTTGACTTGGCCGCAATTTTCCAGGAGCAGGGAGTGACGCCATCCGTAGCACCGTTGGTGCGATAGAGCGTTGTGTCCAAGTCAAGGTCACTGTAGGTACCGCGTTCCTGCAGGGCGTTGTTGACCGACGTGCTGGACGTGCAGTTGTGCAGACGAACGTTATTCTTGAACCCGCTTGCCGAGTTGCCAGTGCTGAATACGTAGCTGGCGTGCAGCTTGCAGTTCTCGAAAGAAGATGCCCCAAAGGTGGCGCCGCCGCCGATGTTCTGAATGTTAGAGAGATCGCAGTTCCTCACAGTCCAGAAACTGCGACTACCGTTCGTGGAGCCATAGGAAAACATGGAACTCGTGGGTGTGATAACGCTGGTATTGAATAGGTTCGGACAATCCCGGATCAGGACATCGGAGAAGTTGGCTTGCAAATACTGTGAGATGTGGCCGAACTCGATGCGGCAATCGTTCATGAGTTCGACCATGCCGCGGGACAGCGTGCCGGTGCCGAACCCGAAGATTGCCGAGTTGCTGGATGATCCAAGCTTGAAGCGGCAGTCATCATACATGCCGTTGGATGTGATGTTGATGGTGCCCGCACTTGTGGTACCACCTTGGCCGCCTTCGAAGTTGAAACCCTTGTAGAGGCAGTTGTTAAAGAGATCGAGGATCACGTTGCCAGTGGTAATCATAGTGGCGCCGCGCGAGAACTCGGCCTCCACAGGTGGGATGGTCGATCCGGCCTGGACGCAGATGCGCGGAATACCGGCAGTGCCCGAAACACTGTAGCCGACAGCGTAGCTCTCGCTGTGATCGTCGGCGACGTAGACGGTATCGCCAGCAACGATGGCGGCGAGACTGTGAGCGGATGCCATCGTACCGAGCGCCGCAACCCAGTTGCCCGACGTCTGCTCGGCCTGCTGACCGCCGACCTGAGTGAACGTCGCGGTGCCGCTCACGGTCGTCGCGTTGTTGGCGGTGTTCCACGACGGCTCGGTGCCGCCCGACGTGCCGGCAGTCGTGCACTTGAAGACTCGGGCGTTCGCTGCTGTGGGTGCCGCGAGCTGTCGCACAAGCTGGCCCACAGTGTAGGCAGTGGATGCCGCCCATTGGGCAAGAGCGGCATACTTGACAGAGGAGACGTACCAATTGGCCATGTTACACCTGTGTTCCAGCGATGGTGAAAGCGATGTCGGCTAGCGTCGCGTCCTGGGTGCCGGGCGCGGTAATCATCAGCACGTCGTTGGCCACAAGGCTCTGAGCACTGAAGCCCACGAACGTTGCGACGGTGCCGGCGGCAGCGAACCTGATTGTGCCGATGCCGGCGCCGTTGACTGTGACGGCGAAGTCGGTCTGCGCGGTCGCGGCTGTCTGAGCGGTGACGCGTGATCCCGTCAGGTTCGCCGGCAAGTCGATCGACCGAACGTAGTTGAAGCGAAGCAGCTTCTCAGACGTGTCGGGCAGTCCGGCGCAGAACGTGCCGATGTCGTAGGGCTTGACGACGCCCGCTCCTGACTCGCTGACCACAGACAGCCCGTTGGCGGTGCCATCGGTGTAGAGTAGAGCAACGGCGCCCGGTGACATGGTGTAGGTGGTTGACCCCTTCACGATGTCGACTGACTGAGTGTTGGACGAGTCGGCTTGGTAGAGCGACAGTTTCTTGATCGTCGGCAGCGTGACGGTGCGACCGGCTGTCCCCGCGCCCGTGACGTTGAAGCCGAGATTGCGACGATACTGGGAGTTGGTCAGACTGACGTTGCCCGCGGTCACGTCGACTACAAGAAGTTCGGTCAACGCCGCATCGAGTTCCCCCGACATGGTGTTGATCGAGACTTCCTTATTGGCTTGGTTCTCAGTGATCTGTTCGAGATCGAGATTAGTTGACATCGTGTGTCCCCGCGTTTGCAAAGCCTCGCCCGACGAGGGCACTGATTTGGAAGATATCCAGCTGGATGCTGGTGATAGGCCCGGACCAGCCGTCGGTACTCTGATCGGCGGCGGTGTATGTATACGCCGGACTGGTCAGATTTTCAACTGTGCGCACGACGTTGCCGGCGCGGTAGATATCCACAGAGTACAGTTCACTCTCCTCGTCCAACGGAACATCCGGGTTCCCGTTGTTGAGCGGGCCGTAGAGTCGGGTGCGACGCTGCCACTCAATTTCGACATCGCCGGCCACATCCTCGACGTAGACGTTGGCGACTGCCCATGGCATGCGCGTCGTGCCTGAGATGGGAACAGCCTTGGCGTCTGCGGTATTCAGTCGACCCACGTTGTCGGCGACAGCATAGACAACTGCATCGCCGAGACTGGCCACATCTTCGTAGTCCTCGAGGATCGTATCGTCCTCGATCAGCACGACCAGATCGCCGAGCGTGTGCAGTCCCGACATGACCTCGGTACCGCGCAAACCGCGGATCAATCCCGTGAGCGTGACGACTCGAGTATCGGCGTCGAAAGCCGCCTCGATGAACCCGATCTGTTCCCACCGACCTTCACGTCCGACGAGCAATCGGTTCGCCGTGCCGGCGAGCACGTCATACTTATCGGCGGTAGCGAAGTCCGTGCCGTCGCCCTGGAGCAGCCGGAGCTCGAGCACCGCGTCATACTCAATCGACATGACCGGCCCAGCAGGCAGCAGCGTCATTGCTGACCCGTAAGTCAGCTCATCGTTGCTGTTGCCGATGGGACCGTAGGGTTGACCATCGGCGGACTTGTTGATCGTGGTGCCCCCGACCACAGGCAGGCGACCAGAGCCGATGGCGGCGATATACATCTCAAGGCCATCGATGCTGATCTGATCGGTCGGCTGAATAAGCGTGGTGTCGAAGACAATGGGCTCGCCTTCGCCGCTCAGTAGTGCCGGGTTCTCCTCAGGCAAGATCGGAGGCTCAAGATCATACGTCGGTCCGATGTCGGTGAGGATCGCCTCCGACTTGACCGACATCGACCAGTCGGCATTGTAGGCGATCTCGACGGCTCGCACCGTGTCGCTGTAGTCTTCGAAGTCAAGCTGGAACACGTCGCCGGGTTCGTAGGCAAGATACTTCTGCGGCAGGCGGAACTCGTGGGTCACTCCGTTCATTGCGCTGTCGAGCAACACGCGCGCCGCGAGCGCTGCGGCGTCGCTGCCCGGCATGATGATCGGCAAGTTGAGCTGCATCTCCGATGAGACATCCACGTTGTCGGCGTTGCGCTTGTGGATGAACTCGTTGGCTGTGTAGTTGTAGTCGGGATCGATATACTTGAGCCGGATCGTTCCCGGCGTCTGACCAGGAGGTGCGATCTCACTCTCCACAGTCACGTACTCGTCACCATCGTCGCTCGTGATCGCGCGATCCGCTTCGCCGATGGTAGCGTCTACTTCGAAGTCAGAACCATAGCCTCGCCGAGTGAACCGGATCACAGGGCCTCGCTTGATGACCTCGAAGTTGTAGGCCTTCTTCAGGTCGGTGATGACCGTGTCGAGATTGGTGACATCGCTGATGACCGCACCGATGATCTGATCGTCAATGCCGGTGATCTGGATGTTGCCCGTCTCGTAGCCCTGTCGCTCAGCGAGATTTCGCAAGAACGTCGAGAGCAGCATGTTGCTGGTTGTTTGCTCAAGAATGGGCCGCTGCTCGACGTAGCCGGGATTGCCGGTCGAACGAATGAAGCTGTGGGAATAGGCGTCATACACCATGTTGACTTCGGTCGGCCAGCCGCTGAGTGCCGGTGTAATCTCATAGGAACCAGACAGGAAATTCAACGTAACAAGACTACCGCCATTTCGCCAAGCAAGTCGCTGGCCCGCAGTGTTCGAAGCCATGATGCGATCATTATCATAGGTAGGCGGCATGATACCAGGAGCGTTCACCTCATTCAGGTTCCAAGCAATAGTGCCATCCGCAAAGATCTTGTAGATGTTGTAGCCGGGCCCCGACGCTGGTTCCTTCTCCGTCACGATGATCGAAGCGTCAAGCGGGCAGGTAAACATCATGGTGATTGGGAACTCGCCCGTGTGCAACACAACGTTGTTCTTGAGCAAGTTGAGACCGCTACCATGGTAGGTGTTGATAGAGCCCGCCTGCTTGACGGTGATGCCCCACTGGCTGTCACTGGCCGCGATGTCGTAGCGGGTGATATAAGTCATCTCGCCGTTGGAGATCAGGAAGATGAAGATATAGTCCCCGAAGACGTCGTCCACAGTAACGTAGGCAGCCTCACCACCAATCTCGTTCACAATGGTCAGGGTCGCGTTGTTCAGCCCCGGGTAGTTCGTGGCCGACGGGGTGAAGCCTGAGTTGTTGGTGCCGAGCTGTGTGACGAGATCGCCGGTGTCGGCGTTGATGAGGTAGATTGCTCGACTGTTGCTGCCCGCGTTGATACCCACAAGGTAAGGAACGTTGGCCACTCGAACGAGTCCGAAAACCGAAGCATACATATTGGTAACTTCGCAAGGATAGACGTCGAGCAGCGAGCGATCAGACCCACGATACTTGTAGATGTTATCGTCGGACCCGATCACATACAGAACGTTCTTCTTGGCATCATAGCCTTCGCCCTCGCCGTGGAACTGAACGCCCGCCACAGTTGACGAGCCGAAGCTGTCAAACTGATAAGCCGTCTGAACGTTGACAACCTGCTCGGCGAACTCGGCTTCAACCAACGGATTGCCCATGCCCGTCGCAGCGGCAATGCTGTACTCGTAGAAGACGATATACATCAAACCTCGGTACGCCACTGGGTGCGTGTAGCGCTCCCGGTTGAGTTCCGCATCGGGAATTTGCACGTTGTCGCCCTGGTAGAACCTGAAGCGAATTTCGTTGCTCAGGTATCCCTGCCCGATGTCATACACGAGCTGGCCGTTGAACCAGAGCTTGCGCAGGATTTGGATCGCTGACGTGTTGCCCGGCTGACCGAAGCAGTAGGCGAACGTCGAGACGAACTTGGTCTTCGGCGTCCACGTCAGATTGTTCTGCACCACATTGATGCCGGGGTTACTGACGAGGATCGGCGAGTTGCTGTAGTCGGGAAACGTCGGCCGTTCCTCAACTGTGGTCTGCTGCGACTGAATACCAATCTGAAGTAACTGTCCAGTGATGCGACGCTTGCCCCAGGTGATCGGGATCGGCTTGCCCCACAGGGTCGCATCGCCAGTGTACTGGTAGGCGGATCGACCGGCGTCGTTCTGCGCACCATCGACATTGGCGTTGGCCCAGCGGGCTCGTTCGTTAGCTTGCCAGTCGGCAATCCACTGAATGCCCGAACCGAGTGACGCTACTTTAGCGCTCCAAGAAGCCATGATAATTCCCCATTAACCATATTCGGCGAAGCGGTACATATCGTCTCGAGGCAGTCCGGTGACGGCGGACAGACCGGAGAAGACCATGATGTTGGGAGGCGGCACGTAGGGTTCGCCTCGGAAGTTGAAGAGGTTGGCGAACTTGTCTCCACAGGTGCTGACCTGGAAATCGCAGCCTGGATACACGATGCCCGTATCGCCAATAACGAGCGGATTGCGAGGGTAGAGCGAGAGTCGAACCGATCCTGTGCCCGTAACATTCGCCTTGATCTCATCGGTTAGAGTGTCGTTGTTTCCTCCATCCCACACAACCTTACCGAACTTGAGATAGTCTGATGCGAGCGCGGTGAGCTCGCTGGCGAGGAACGAGTAACCTCCGTCGGCGATGCTGTCGATGGTGAACGACACACCCAGCGCGGCTAGGTTGACGCCGCAGCGTGCATCGCCGAGCTGCGCGCGGCACTGACGCGAGTAGCGTTCGCCGATGAGCTGGTTCGTCCCCCCGTTGTCGCTGTTGACCCCGATGGCAACCTTGTTCTTGTTATTGAACTTGATCGTAGAGACCGTGCCGCCGAAGAGCTCGATCAATCCGTAGAAATCGGGATTGCGCCAATCGACTGCCCAGATGTTGAATGTCGCATTGGCCAAGCCACCTTGACGAATGCGGGCCATCGGCAGGAAGTTCGCCGCCGCGACGACTTCAACCTGCGCATTGTCCGGCTGACCTCCGGAGGAGATCACAATAGAAGAAACCCGGATGCCCGGGTCATAAAGATAGGTATCGCCCCCGTAGACAATGTCTCGAGTGAGATCGGTGAACCGAAACACCTCCCCATTATCGCAGGTCAATTCCCAGATGCGGCACAGGAACGTCGTGCTCTGCGCGAGCGCAACGTCCATGTCATTGTCGAGGTTCTGAACCATTATGTCCTCGTGGGCAGTTCGACAATCTCGATGCTGCCGATGGAGGCCGCATTGAAGATATGCATTTCGATGGGGAACTCGTCGGTGTTGAAGCGGACGGGAACGTCGAACTCAAAGTCCGCTGCGATGACAACTGTGTTGGCGGGCGCCGGCGTGAAAGTGACAACGCCCGTCGAGTAATTCACAGATGCCGCCGTGGGTGTGCCATTGAGATACATTTGGACTGTGCCATTGATCGGCGCAAGGATCGTGCGCTCATATGTGACAGAGGACACGTATCTCTTGACCAGCTGGAATGCGACCGTGACACCATCGCCGGTCGCAATCTGCTGGTTCTCAACGAAATAGTCAGACCAATCTTTAAACAGAAAGCCACGAGCGCGGCCGAGACGAGCCATAAAGAAATCCCGTACTGCATGATAGTCTTCCTCTCCCTGGATGCCATAGGAAATGTCGAACTTCATTCGCTGCTGCGCCCAATCGGCGTTTCGCTGCTCAGCTCCTTTGCCAAGAGTGGTGATGGTCGTCTGAAAGCGCGGGATCGACTGCGACCCGCGCTCAATGTCAGTGGGTAGGCGGACGTTGTCGAAAGCCATCGGTTAGTTCCTCGTTGCGGCGGACGCCCTGCGCAAGAACTCGCGCATGACCTGAGTTTCGGACTGGCGGAAGCTGTTCGCGTCGGGCGTGCTCACCTGGAAGATGAACGTGTCACCGCCACGCTGGCCCCCAGTGTTCTCTTCGTCGCGGACCTGCTTGCGCGTGCGCACGTTCACTTCCTCGCCGGGCGTTGCGCGGATCGGGATCACCTTGCTGTCAACGCCGGTGCCGCCCGGCACGACGAACTGACCACCTGTGCGGAAGTTGATCGTCGCGCTGTTGCCCGCACCGAATACCTGACGCCGAGCACGGACAGTAACCTCATCAAGAATGTCTCCCGGGATTTGCGAGCGAACCCAGTTAACTCGAGACTGGTTACCGGCACGCAGCCCGGTCACCTCGTCGGTCAACGCTTTGGCGAGCTGGCCCACCCAGTACCCGACGCTCGAGCCACCTCCACTTGAGCCGCCCCCGCTAGAAGGCGGTGCATAGGCCGGGATCGACGAGGGGGCTGTAACCTCGGTACCTGTCTGGACACCGCCGATCCCAAAGTTGTTGATCGCTGACGTTCCCGATGCGGTGCTCCCGTTGGCGTTCGCCGTCTCCACAGTACTGTTGAGCGAGGTGGTTGCGTTCGCCGTTTGCGTGCCGAGCTCGATCAGTTTGTCAAGCTTGACATTCGTCTCGTTGCCGATTGCGCGCAGCGACTCGAAGTGCACACCTAGAGCAGCCTGCAGACTGTCCTCGAGCATGCGCTGGGAGCGTGTCGCGTCATAGTTGCTGTTCGCTGCCTGAAGTTGCTGCGCTGACCCAGTGCTGCTTCCTCCGTTCGGGATAATCATCCCGCTGCTGTTCGGCGAGAAGAGTTCGGGGCCGTTCTCACCGACGAGGTATGTCTTGCCGCCAGTCACAGGGCCACCGGATGCGCGGGCGCCAGCAACTTCCTTACCGCTTCCGCCCCCACCGAGGCTGGCGATTGCGTTCGCAGCCGACTTCGCCGCGGAGATCACTCGGTCGATGAAGCTCATGGCCGACTTGACGAAGTCCTCGAGCATCTTCTTCAAGTTGGTGAAGATACCGACAATGAAATCCTTGATGGCGGTGAACCCATCAACGAAGAATTTGCGGATCGCTTCGACGCCGGAGAAGAAGTAGCCCGGGACCGTCACGGTGATGAGGTTCATGAGCCACGACGCCCACGAGGTGAAGAACCCGACCACAGCTTCGATGGCGGAACCGAACCCGGCGGAGAACGCAGTCGCAACCTCATTGGTCGCCTTGCCGAATTCCATCATCCACTTGATCGCGCTCGTGACACCATCAGCGATCCACTTGAAGACTTCGAGTGCAGTCTTGCCCGCGGCCGTCATGACATCGACAACGGTCTTCCACTCGGTGGTGAACGCGATGAGTAGCGCGATACCGCCGCCGATGATCGTGACGAGACGAACGATGGGGTTCGCCGAGATCGCGGCGTTCGCCAGCCACTGCGCTGCGGCGACGGCCATGACAGCGATGCGGTAGCCCACCCAGGCGGCAGTCGCTGCGATGATCGCGAAAGCCACCTTGTCGATATTCATCGCGAGGAACACGATGCCCTCGGACAAGATCTTCGACGCGCCGGACGCGGAGCCGGACTGGCCGATGAAGCGAGTGAAGGCGTTGTCGAGGATGGTGAACGCCTGGCTGATGGTAACGCCGGTCTTGGCGAAATCCTTGTCAACCTGCTTCTGCATGCTGAGCAGCGCATCGACCACAACCTTGCTGGTCAGCTTACCCTGTGCGCCCAGTTCACGCAGTGCACCCACAGGAACTCGAAGGCCGTCGGCGAGTGTCTTGGCGAGATACGGCGTGTTCTCCAAGACCGACCGAAGTTCTTCGCCCTGCACCTTGCCGGACACGAGGCCCTGAATGAACTGACGCAAACCGTTGGCACCCGCTTGACCGGCGCGACCCGAAACGGTGATCGCCTTCGAGACGGTATCGACCACGCGCCACAGCTGTTCTCCGGAGACACCGACTTCCTTCTGCGACATCGCGAGCTTGGTGTAAAGCTCCGTGAGTTCACTGACGCCGACGCGGTTCTGGTTCGCCATTTGGAACAGGCGTTCCTGCGTCTTGTTGAAGTCTTCGGTGTTCTTGGTTACGAGCTTCAGCTGGTTGCCCATCGCCTGAAACTTGTCGGTGTAGTCGACCAGTGTCTTGACCGAGAATGCCCCGAGCAAGCTATACATGACTCGGTTGAGTGAAGCGACCGCGCCGGTCGTTGCTTCGGCTGCTTTACCGATGCCGCCAATCGAGTTGGCGGTTTCCTTGGCACCGCGTTCAGTTACGCGGATGACGACGTCTTCGAAGGTGGCCATCAGTCAATCAGCCTTTTCGTCCTGGACGCTGCGCCGGATGCAAGACGAGCGCGATCAATAAATCCAGCCGGTGCCTGCTTCGATCTACCGGCGTTGAGGAGGTCAATATACGATACGGTGTTAACAATGTATACCGTTTGGCCGGTCTGGCGCCTGTCGAGGCGCGGCAGCTCTAAGGAGAGCACAGCTGAGATGGCCATGCCGCGGGTTGAACCCTTCGATCCCGGTGCGAGATTGCGCTCGCCCCGCGGCTGATAGTTCAAGCCTGTCTTCCAACTGGAAATCGCCTGCCCAGTGTCGGCAGGCGTTCCAGTCACGACTTCGGTGAGGTATGCTCGAGAGGCGCGGATCACCTTCTCGTTAGCGTTGTCTACGATGCCTCTTTGAATTTTTAGAATGCGTTGGCTGAGGAGGCTGATGTCCATCGGGTTGTTCTCCTTTGCCCAACGTTCTCTTTCGTTTCTTCATCCAATCCCTGTGGAATTCATCGAGGCCAGACACAAGGTGTTGGACGTCTTCTTCGTCGTCTTCATCGAGATCATGTGCGGCACACCAGGTATGGATCAGAAACCAGGAGATAGGCACAGGGCCTGCTTGGTTGTATTCGCGGCCCGAGGAAATCTCGTTGTAGGCAATAAAGTAGAATTGAAGGCCCTGCTCAAGATCGGGAGCATTTTGAATGGACTTCGGAACGGGCATCTTCTGCGAGTAACATTGCTGAAGGATTGCCCGTTCCGTTGGCCCCTGCTCGAGAGTGTAGCGCAGGACCTCGATCAGTTTCCCTTTTCTTTGTCCAACTCTTCACGACGGAAGTTGGCGCGGTTCTCGGCCTCCGCCTTGATGGTGGAGAAGAACTCAGGCAGGTCGGCGAAGACCTTGAGGGCATTCTCGACGCTGAACGGGATTTCCTTCCCATCCTCGCCGGTGATGTGCCATTCCATGACGACGGCCTTCGCGAAGACCTCATGCATGATCTCGTTGGCCTTCTTGTCGTCCATCGTGCCGAGCGACATGGCACGACGATGCGGCTTGATCAGATGCTCCAGAAGCTTCTGGAACTTCTTGTTGCCGTTGCCCGCACGCGAGACGCGGACCCATTCCCCGTCGCCGAAGTCGAGAACCACACCGCGGTTCTCGAGTTCCTCGTCAACGGTAAACGCCTTGTAGATACCCATGGTAGTTCTCCCTCCTGAGGAGTGTTGCGCCGATCAGTCGTCGGCAAGGTCCGGCAGATAGTCGAAGAAGACCATCAGCAGGGTGTGGTCCATGTTGGCGTCATACTTCGCGCCGGTGCCGGCTTCGGCAGTCAGCGGAAGCGTGATCGCCTGATCCTGCTCCACAGCAGCTCGTGCATCGCCGAGACCGATCATCGGAATGTCGATGGAGATGCCCGCATTGCCCTGGACCATGTGGAAATCGAGCGTCACGTCGGAGTTGTTCCGCACAGCCTGCACCGCAGCGATGTCCGAGAAGTAGGCCGTCATGGACGCGTCGATCTGGAACGTTCCCTCGGTGACATCGAACGAGCCGAGCACGCCGATGGCCTTGTTGGGTTCCAGATTGTTATTGATGGTTAGCGACAGCTCGGTGATGTAGCCGAACAGCGGCGTTGGCGCCTCATCGGTCGAGGACACGACAGCGAGCTTCGTGCGCTTGATGTCCGACGAGGTGTTAAACATATCCGACTCGACGATGGCCGGACGCGTGCCCGACTTCACGCCGGTGACACCCGAACGCTGCTCATGATCGGTGCCCATGAAGGACAGCGAGCAAGTCGCCTTGTCTGCGGTGTTGAGCGTGAACTCGAATTCCGACGGCACGGCACCGACGATGTATTCCGACTGGATTTGCGTCGGCTGCGCCGTGTCGCTGGCGCCGAGCGTGCGCTCGAGCTGATACGTGCGCCGAACGATGTCAGTGCCCGTCTCGTTCTTCAGCACCCGCCCAACGAAGATGCGGATGGTCTTGCCGGTGCCGGCGTCGGTGACCATCGTGTTCGATGCCTTGTCGAACTCGATGTAGCCAGCGGCGACGGACTTGACGCGAGCCCAGCCGTTGTTCGCTGCGGTAGCGAACTGCGTGCCGGCAGCGTCACCTCCGATCCACAGGAACTCGCCCGGGATCACGCCGATCTCGGTCAGGTTCTTGGTCGTCGCCGTCAGTCGCGGCAGCGTACCGGACGCGTCGATTGTCGCGTCGGCAGCGCCGAACTGATAGCCCACGCGGCTGATGATGCCGGTCTGGCTGGTCGCGGCGCTCAGTCCTGCGACGGTGACCGAGCCGGATGCCGCTGCGGTGACCGACTTGAGACCGTTGTTCGCCGTAGCCGCAAAGCTCTTGGCGAACAGCAGATCGCCGACCTTGAAGTCGGTGCCTGCGGTCACCTGATACGCGAGCGGCGAGCCGGAGATGACAGCGACGTTCTTCTCAGCCTTCGTGCGAAGGTTGGCGAAGAAGAAGCCCTGCAGGATCGACTGCATGTTGGTCTGAGTCAGATCGGACTCGAAACCGCCCGAGCTGTCGAGGTCGGTGATGTTGCCCTTCTTGCGCTGACGCGAAGGATTGATCGGGTTGCGCGCGACCCGAGTGAGTTCGCCGCCGAAGTCATCGTAGGAGTTCGGCTCGAGCGGATACCACACAGGAGCGGGCGAGGTCGGCAGAACACCGATGCTTGCCTCTTCGGCGAACCGAAGGCCTGTGATATTCGAAGAAATCTTCAGTGCGGTTGCCATGGGTTCACCTTCTCTCGTCCCATTCAAAGTCTGCGGAAACGTTGATCTGATACCAACGTCCCTCGCGGCCCACTTCCTGGTACCTCGCGCGTTTAAACCAGACATCCGAGGTGCGCTTGCCTTCGAATGCCTTCTTGGCGACCATCGCCAATTGAACCGCCAACGTCGAGCCCTTGTTGGACTTGTAGTCGGCAAACACTTGCACGATGACGGTACCTTCCTGAGTGAAGAGTGACCCACCGTTACCGTCAGCGAGCGTGGCCTGGTTGCCTGTCGCATGACGGATATTGATACGCGCCCACGCGCGCCCGTTGTCGTCGTCACCGACGGGGCGACCTGTCCAGTTCGTGCTATCCTCGTACTGGATCGAGGCGGGGGCGAGTGGCGATCCGCCGAGAAGCGCCGGGGTGTCAGCCACCCAGACGCTGCGGAACCGCTCGTAGATTTGGTCTTGTGCTACTTCGAGCGTCGTGGCCATTTGCGCACATAATTCTGAAAGAGGATGTCCTCGTTGGACGGGTAGACGCGAGCGGGCTGGATGATAGCCCATTCGTCGCCGGCGATGAAGATGATGTCCGTGTCAAGGATCGGACCCCATGCCTCAAGCCCCTTCGCGGGGATATACGCGATCTTGTCGCCACGCTGGTAGGCGTAGCCTTCGACCTGATCGGGACGGAAGTCCAACAGCACCCCGACGGTCGTTGTCGAGGTCATGGTCGCATCGCCGGGACGCCAGGGCTTGTCGGCATCCGGTGGCGTGCCGTCGGTGTAACGCCGAACTTCACAGGCCTGGCCAAACTTGGTGATGAGCCTGTGAGCGGTTGCGATCTTGCTGGTGTACTGTGTCATCCGCGCACCACAGAACCAATGACCGTGCCGGAGTCGCAGAGCGGACCCATCAGACGATCGATTGCGGGATAGGTGGTACCCACAGGGGCAGAACCTGCCCACTTGGTGCGTTCGGTGATCGGGCCGACGATCTCGAGCTTCTCGGTGACCTGACCGCCGCGATCAAGCGGCTCGAACAGATCAGTGCCGGCGGAAGCGAGCGCGGCGGCCTCACAGCATGCCCTGACCAGCGGCACTGGGAGCGGAGCCGGGTCCCACGTCACATTGTCATATGAAACGCACTCCCGGGGCCAGTAGAGCGCCTGCGTGACGAGCAGTCGATAGCCTTGAAGCCTCGGCCCGTACTTCGCGTCGAGGTAGTCAGCTGCGTTACGCAGCGCGGCCTCCTGGACACCTTCTGCCAGGAGACCGAATGCGGTCTTGCCGCGAGCATTCAAATAGGCCTTGCAGTCGTCCACGGAGACGTAGGTTTCTGCGTCGGCGAGCCCGGTTCCGTCCTCGACTACAATGGCCATATCGGATCACTCCTTGTCGTTCGCGCGGATCGCAGCGAGAATGTCACCCTTCTTGCGGGCGTCGCCGAGATCGATTTCCTTGTCCGCGGCGTAGTCGATCAACTCGGCCTTGGTCATGCCGTCGAGCCCATCGTCTTCCTTGGCGCCGTCGCCGAGGTCGGTCTTGAGCTTGTCTTCGCGGCGCTCGAGTTCGGCCAGGATGATCTCCATCGCGGCTTCCTTCGTGCGGACGGCTTCGTCGCTGAGTGCCGCGGCGAGCTTCTGCATCTCGGGGAAGGACATCTGTTCCCACTGCTCGGGAATGTCGATGGCCGGCGTGCCGTCCTCGTTGTGCATCGACGCCTCACGCGCGAAGACGCGCTTGTCGAAGCCTTCATAGGCGGACTGGATCATCGCCTTGACGCCCGACGGGAAGTCGCCGATGTATTCGATCTTGTCGGCTTCCTCGGTGTCGGCGAAGTTGGCAGCATCGAGCGTGCGAGCGTTGCCGCCTGCAGCGCGAAGCTCCATCGCCCGTTCCTTGGCTTCCGCCGCGGAGTCGGGCCCGTAGTGGTAGAGAACGTGACGCGTCTTGACGTTAACCATAGTCGATGTCCCTTATAAGAGTGGGCGAGTGCATGATTGCACCCGCCCTATCAAGTCCCACCCAGGAGGGAGGCTTAGCGGGACTTGATGACGACGCCGGGGAAGTCCTTGAAGGACTGCATGACGGCATCCCAGTTCGACGCGGTGCCGACGGCCGAGGCCGACGGATTGGCGCCGCCGTTCGTGGCGTCCCAGGTGAAGCCCTTCATCTTCAGGTTGTAGGCGTATTCGCCCTGCATCCGGACGATGAGGTTCTCGAGGCCGGTGATGATGTCGCGAGCGATGGTGGTCTCCTCGGAGTCCTCCACTTCCAGCGCCGCCGCCGTCAGGCCGAACGAGTAGTAATCCGTGACAGCCGGCGAGCCGGAGGTCACAGCCAGGGACGCGGAGTCCGTCACCAGAACCGGACGGTTCAGCGTGATCGGGGTTGCCGAGCCGACGTTGAAGTTGGACACGCCATCGATGTTGGCCGTGATCTGGTTCTGCACCAGGTCATAGTACGGCTTCGAGTGCATGACCCACACGACGATGCGGTCGGCGGCGTCACCGTACTTCGCCAGGCCCGACACGAGACCCGAGGTCCCGAGCGTGCCGTTCGAGGGAACGGTGTAGAGGTTGGTGGCCTGGTTGTTCAGGGCGACACGGAGGGCGAGCAGCGCGGTGTTGAGCTGTTCGATCTGCATGGCCTTGGCAGCCTGGACGCCGATGGCGAAGTCGAGCGCGTTCTCGTTGAAGGGACCGTGCTGGATCTTCTTGAACGAGTCGATCGTGTTGGCCACAGGGCCGATCTTGCGGTTCAGCTTGACGCCGATCTGTTCGGCCTGCGCGAGCGCCAGGTCGGTCACGGCGGCCAGCGCGGCGGAGCCGGTGTTGACGCGACGGGTGACGAGGTTGGCCGTGGAGGCGAAGAACGACTCGTAGTCGAAGTCACCGCGGCGCGAAACCGAGGTCAGCTTGATGGCGCCGCGGGATGCGGCATTGAACGCCGCCGACATCTGGACGAGGGTCTCGACCATGCCGGAGTGCGTATACTCATTGTAAATCTTGAAGTTCGAGGCGGTACCGGTGGCCATTGTGAGGCTCCCATTCAGATGATGATTGGAACCCGCTTAGGACATGGGCAGCTTGAGATAGGCCGCTTCACCGTGCTTGGTGATGAACTCGGTTTTCTCGACCATGGACATTTGCGAGCGCTTGAGGTTCCCGTGACCGGCACCGCCTTTGTCATCGGTATCGGAAGCACCGCTTCCACCTTGTCCGGAGCCCTTGAAGAGGGACGGATACTTCACCTTGGCCTCTTTCACGAGGTCGGCGAAGGTTGCCTGGCCGTCAGCACCGCTGCCTGCCATGGCGGTCGACTTGTCGGGGCTGACGATCTTGGTCTTGACCGTTTCGCCTTCGACCTCGAACTTGACCCGATCCCGAAGGATGTTGGGCAGCAGTTCGATACCTTCCGCAGTCGCCTCGTTCTTCACAAGTTCAGAAGTGAGGTTATACGAAAGCTCCGTATTCTGGTACTTATTGCGCCAAATGTCAACCTGGCTGGTGAGCGTGCCCTTTTCCTTGTCCCAGTTGGCACGATGCTGGTTCAGGATGGTCTCGTGATCGCCGGCCTCGCGCGCCTTCTTCTCGGCATCGGCAGCCTGCGCCGCCAAGAGCTCGCTGATCTCTTCGGCCGTCTTGCCGAGCTTCTCCCAAGCAGTCACCTTGGCGGCAATCGCCTTGGTCGACTTGAGTTCGTTCTTGACGTGGGCGACCGTGTTCTTCAGCGCGGTCACGTCCTCGAGATGGAACTTGCCATCCTTCTCGATGTAGAAGCCACGGAGATCTTCGTCAACCGTGTCGAGGGAGTCTACGATTTTTTCGATGGGCATTGTCAGCACCGCTGTTTATTGGTCGCTACCAGCGAACCAGGTTGGGGTTGGTGAACCGAGGAGACTCCTCGTCCATCCAGAGAGTGACCGCACAGAATGCTTGAGGCAGGGATATGCAATCTTCCATGACTCGACAAACTGATCCCGCTCATGCCAAAGGTCGGCACTGAAGAAGTGCTTTTCCTGAGTTTCGAGCGGGATGCCTGCGAGAACAATTCGATCACAACCTTCTGCCTGAGCAGCCTTTACAGCCAATAACCCGGAAGAACCGCTTCCGGTCATTCCAGGATAACGATAGTCCAGCCATTTGTCGATACGCGGGTCTCCGCCGGGCACGAGCCCGGGCTGGCACGGCTCATGCGCGTATGTGAGATAGTCGTCGTTCAAGCCGTTTTGGCGCCTAAGTGTTTGCCAATTCAGCATTTTTTCCGGGTGCAAGGATACCCAGAAGTCGATACGGTCGCTGTAGACCGTGCCGATGTCGTTCACCACGAAAACGAGAGCTGGTCGGAATTCGCGGAGTGCGATTGTGAGATCGTCCCAGACGCAGGCTGCTCCTCCGACGACGAGGGCGGTGCCGGGACGGGGCTTGTCTGAGGCGGTTCGAGGGGCCATAGGTCTAACATCTCCTCAGGTGTGGCACTGGACATGGGCGGTCATCCATTCGTCAACCTGGCCAATCTTCACCGGACCGATGACTGCAAGCTTGTTGCGCCACCAGCCGATGGGTTTGATCGTTTGCTGAACCTTCCGGCCTAGCAGGTCGTTGAACCCCAAGTCTCGGATGGGGATCGTAAAGTAGATTTGCTTGCGCGCGAGATGGTTGATGCACAGGAGCGTCTGTGCGACGTACTCCTCAGGCACGTGGTCCATCATCCCAAGGCAGACGCCGTAGTCTCGGGGTGATTTCTCATAGCAGTCCGACATCTGGGTGAGATTGCACAGGAGCGTGTCCTCATGCGCCTTCACCATATCGATGCCCATTGTGATGATGCCGCGCTGGTTCAGCCAGTCAACCATGTGCCCATCACCGCAACCGAAGTCATAGACCATATCACCCCGGCCAAGGCCGAGGAGTCGCTGTATCTCTGCGGGTTTGTGGATGCCAGGAGCTTCAGCGTATTCCCGATGACGCCAAGCCTTGGTGAGCAGCGCGACTGAACTCATGCCGGCACCGGATAGCTGCGGTCACCGATAAACATCGGAGCCTGTGGTTCCTCGCTCGTGCTGTACTCGAGGGTATAGGCCTTGGGGACTCGAACGTCACCCTGCGTCTCGAGCTTGTACCGACGGATGCCCGCAAGCTCGAAGATCTCCAACGCCACGCGGTTCATGACCGACGTGGCAGCCGTGACGGTGATCGCCCCGACCGCAGAGTTGCTGATCGAGTAGGGCGCGTGTTGCTTGAACGTGTCCAGCGGCTTGAGGTTGAGCCCGTAGCCCGCGCGCATGGCCTTGAGCACTCGTTGTCCCTCGAGAACCTCTGCGGAACCAAGCCACGCCCAGAGCTGTCGTCCGAGAATGGGCATGTCGATGTTGGCGCGGAGATCGCCCGTCACAACACCGTGCTGTGTGCCGAGAAACGACGCGGTATCCTTCACCAGCGACTTCAGCTGGTTGTTGAGGTTCGTTGAGATGCTCGCCCAGGCCGGTTGACGTGCGAGCGACAGCGATGACGCAATGCTGGTAGCGTCTAGCCTCCCTACGAGCGTCTTCGTGCTCAGGATCGTCATCGTCGCATCGCTCGTAGACGCAAATGCGGCAATGTTTGTCTTCAGGTGACTGCGGAACAGTTCCCGTTGACGTTCCTCGAATTCCTTCATGGCCGGAACCTCATGTAGACACCGCGTTGGAAGAGCGCGATGGTCTTGTCCTCATCGGGAGTGGCTATGACATCGAGATAGTACTCGTTTGTCTCGATCACCATGACCATGTGGATAGGCGCGAGCTCTCCGGCGTCAATGCGCCGAAGAGTATTGATGAGCGCATCCCGCACAGACCAGATGCTGGCCTTCTCCTCTTTGCGGGCGCGGTGTTCTGTGAGGCTCACAGGCTCTTTCGTGTAGTCATCGTCGGCCATTACTTCACGTCGCTCCCGATGCCAGGGGTTCCACCGTTTGGCGCACCCGGAACGCGGGCTGCAGCCTGTTGCTTGAAGGTCTCGGCAGCCTGCTTGAGCGCCTCCTCTTCCTCGGCCTTGACCAGGATGTTCTCAGCCTTCTCATCGAAGTCGTCTGCAAGGATGTTGCGGCGCTTGAGTTCACGCCAGAACGTCTCGCGGGAGATTTCCCCAGCGATGCGTGCTTGGATGAGCCCCTGGACGTCCGCTGCGTCCCTCAGCGTGATGCCGAAGTCGGTGTTCACCTTGACCTTGGCTTCGCCCGACGACTTCATCCACTGGGCAGATGCCCACAGGGCCAGGTCGATGGTATCCTGCAGGCCCAAGGCCATGAACTGCAGCGGCGAGTTGATGTCCGCGTAGTCCAGTGCCTTGGCGGTGGCAGTCTGTCCACCTCCGTTCATCGGCATGAGCAGCTCGAGGCCCATCAGCCGCATGTTGTCCTCCAGGTCCAACAGGTCCTGACGGCCTGAGCCGATTGCCGCGCCGGAGTGCTCGACGTAGCCCATCGTGGCGTTCTCCGGACCTTGAATGTGCCGGTTCGGCCCGATGATGAGCTTGCTAGCATCTTCGCCAAGTCCGGAGGAGAACAGGATCGGCACGCGGGCGACGTGCAAGATCTGACGCTGGTCTGAGCTGCTTTGCCAGTGCGCGACGTTCATCCACGCGAGGTCCTCCAGAGGCGGGTTCGCTAGCTGGAAGCCGACGCGGCCGGTGTAGACCGTGAAGAACGGAATGAACCCGAGAGTCATGGGGCCTTCGTCTTCGATCACCCACACAGTCTGGCCGTTCACAGTGTCCTGTCGCCAGATCTTGTAGTACGTCAGCCCGATCTCGCGGATGCGGAGAACCTCCTTCTCGCCGTAGTCTCCGTCATCCTCCATCGTGGTCTCGCGGAGACGGATCTGCGTCAGCATCTGCTGGCTACCGACACGCTGCGAGCGATAGCCGATAAGCTGGCGGGGCTTGTAGTGCACCCAGTACGGGCGGCGACGTTCTGCGAGGTCGTCTGCAAGCGTCGGGTTCGTCTTGGTCGACTTGGGCATGTCCACGAGGATGTGGCTCAGCCCGTATTGCATCGCTGTGCGGAAGACTTCCTCCGCGAACAGGTTCAGCTTGCGGCCCTCCTTGTCGATGTCCTCGACCATCTCCGCAAGTCTGGGGTCTGCACCTTCTCGCAGCACGATGGGCTTGGAGAACGGCTTGCCCGTCATAGAGCGGACGGTTCTGGCGAACGCGTTGAGCAGGAAGGATCGCTCGAGGCGGGCAGTGTAATTGCCAGAGGACTCCTTGTCGTCCTGCGGCAGGTATGTGGTGGCCGCTGCGCGCATGGCGGTGGTGCCGCCCATGAGTGCTTCGACCAGAGGCCAACGCCGGGACATCTCCGCGTAGTTGCGGGACTCCAGGCCCGGGTTCAGTGTGGTGTTGATCGCCGTCGTGATATTGTTGGGTCCGAGGGACACAATCTCGTGAGCTGATGGCATTGCTAAATCTCCGCGCTGGTTGCTTTCCTGAGGGGCGAGATGAGTAGTTCGGTAAACGCCCAAATCGCAGCATCTGCGCGGTTGGGGGAGCCAACACCCATGTAGCCGTCATGAGTGAAGAAGCAGAGCTCGTCCTCCAGTACGGAGAACTGCCCGAGATGGTGAACCTTGTGCTGCTCGTAGAGCGAGGCCACAGGCTGTGCGCGGATGTGCTTGCCGCGGGAGGCGTGGATCAGTTTGATCGGGACGTCTCGTCCGCCAGGCACAGAGCGGATCGTGTTCTCCACCATAGCACCGCCGAAGTTGGACTCCGCAATGATGCAGTCGGCTTCGTACTCGTGGTAGGCTGCGACGGCTCGTGCGGCCCAGACACTCGGGGGCGCATTGCACGTGCGGTCGTCGATGATGACGCCGTGGCGGTCGTGGGTGCGCCCGGCGACCACAATGCCAACGTCGTCCTGGTTCTCGTTACCAGCCGTACCGGACGGGTCCACAGAGACGATGATCCTCTGAAGCTCCGGGAGAGTTTTGGTGCGGGATCGCTCGATGTCGTCACGAGAGAACATGGCGCCCGGCACATCGTCCAAGATCTCCGCGTCGATTTCCTGCCTGCCGAGTCGTGTGCCCTCGTACTTGTTGACCACCTGGTTGAAGAACGAGCGCGCGAGGTTGGCCTCGTTGTCGTAGGTGGAGCCGCGGGTGACATGGGTGTAGGAGTACTTGAGAATTTCCCTGATTAAGGGGAGAGGACGCGGGGTCGTGGTGATGAGCTGCTTGGGGTCATCCCCGAGTCGCATACCGAACTGCAGCTGATCCCACGTCTCCTGCATGTATCGCCACTTGGCCAACTCGTCGAGCCAGGCAAACTCGAACTGCGGTCCACGGAGCTGGTCAGGCTCGGTAGCGTTGTAGAGACCCGCGGATGCGCCGTTGGGCCAAGTCAGTCGTCGCTTGGATGGCTCATACAGGGGCCTAAACGCCTTCGGGCTATTTGCGAGGATACCGGATGGACCTTCCACCATGACGTCTCGCACGTCGGCCGCAGTTTCTCCGATGATGGCGAATAGTCGGGCACGTCCGCGACTGAGAGGGGTAGGGCCCTCAGCAAATGCACGGACAGTCTCAGCTCCGGTGCGTGTTTTACCGAAGCCGCGGCCGGCGAGAATACACCAGATAGACCAAGGATCAGCAGGAACCTGCTGGTCAGGGCGACCCCAGAACTTCCAGTCATTTGCGAGGGCCTTTAATTGGTTTGGCGTCAATGACTCGAGGATCGACTGACGTTCTTGCTCGCTCAGCAAGGCGATTGAGCTGGCGAGAGATAGCTTCGGCTGGGCTCTCCTCGAGATGATTGAGCTCATCGGCGTTGGGGTCCTCTGGGATCGGTGCGTTATCGCGATAGATGTGTGGACGGCGGGACTTGAGGAGGAACATCAGCAGTACGTCGGACTTCTTTCGCACAGTGTTGACCCGGCGACCCTTGTAAAACACAGGCTCCATGATACCGGCCACAGCGCGACGGTGGAGTTCCGCTTCAATTGCGTCGGTACCCATGTCGAGGGCCTCTTGGAACGCGGCTTCTGCTCTGGGATTGCCTCTGCGAAACTTCCTGATCTGCTTGGTGGTGAGATCGGCCTGTCGCGCGGCGTCGTGAACGTTGCCGCACTCAATGAGATAGTCCAGAAACAGGCCGAACTTCTTGTCCGTGGGTAGGGTCACTGGTACCCAGTCCTCGAGTTCCTCTTCGACTTTCGCTAGTAGAAGTTTTGAAACCATCTTCTTTTCCAAAATCGAGAAAGGGTTCTCCGAACCTTAGTCCTGTGCGTGGTGCGGGTCGGCGGCAAAATACGTGCCATCGGTCGTGGGTGGGACACGGTGGCATGGGTGTGGTTAATAACGCGTTAACGCCCGCATTGTCAATGACAGCGCGGACGTCGCATGTATAGATTGGTTAACGGATTGTTATATCGATGCGGGTATCATGCATATGCACAGGTGCGTGCATGATGTTGCATGTATATTGCATGTCTGTTCCGTATAACATCACGCATATACGATCATCATCATACATCATCACACGATCAATACGTTGTGTATCAGGTTCGATTACATGCGTGTGTGTGCGTGCGAAGGTAATTGCACGCATCATATCAGGCGCGTTACATGCGATTACTTTGTCGTGTTCAACGAAATGCACGAGAAACACATGCAACGGGGCGTTGTTAACAAACGCGGGGCGGGAATTGCGTCGTCCGAATATGGTCATGATTAACATCCCGTTAAAAGAATACGCACACACGATGCAGGTGCATCGCATGTGCGCAGCGTGTGTGTGACGTTCAGCGCGTCACGTGAGGCAGGATCGCAGCAACATCGGTCGCGCGATAATTCCAGGCGTGAACGGGCGTGGGCAGCGTCGCACGCACAGCGTCGTCAGCATACATCGCGCGAAAACGGGCGCGAATGGATTTCGCGTTTTTGTTGTGTGCGACGCACAACGAAACGAGGGAGACGGTTTCGGTCGACGCGTCGATGCGCGATTGCATGTCGTCGATGCGTTCGTTGATCGTCGCGCGATTGAGCGAGGTTTTTTCGCGCAGGGGTTTCACGTCGAGGATCGAGGCGAGTTCATTGTGACGCGCGACGAGGGAGGCAATCGTGATACGTGTCATGATGTGATTTCCGTTTGTTTGTGCATCGCGTTGTTGCGATACACACAGTATACGATCAAGTTATTAAGAAACAGTTAACACGATCCCACAAACCTGCGACACGTTGGATATAGTTAAAGAAATAATTTGACGGAAATCGGTGCATCAAATTGATGGGAATAATTTGAAGTAAAGAAATGGATCAAATTTTACCCAACCGCTCACTGAAACTGTTAACGTCAATTAATAACGTTAACGGGTCGTTAAGATGCGAAAAAAGTTCGGGTGCGGTTTTGGCACACCCGAACAATTTGATCGATTAAATCTCGAACACGTTGACGCGAATAATTCCATAAAAGTTATCGCGTAAATGGACGTTGTATGTGAACGGTTTCGTGGGATCGGCGTCGGCGATTTCGAGCGTGATGTCGGTTGGCATTTCGATGGGCGTCGTTTGGTCATCATCGAGGTCGGACATATCGATGTAATCGGTGCGGAGCGCGTCGAGCGCGGTCACGAGCACGGCGTCGCGGGTGGACGCGGCGCACGTTGGGTATGAGCAGATAAATTCGAGGTCGGCGTCGCGCACAGAGTCGCGCAAGTCGTCGAGGTCGGCAATCGTTGCGTATGTCGCCACGTGAACGTGCATGTCACCACATCCCGACGCACGTTCCGCGATCACGACCCGACGCGATTTCAAATTGCGATTGCGACGGACACGCGTTGCGTGGAGCGGGAGCGGAGTCGTTCGGGGCGCGACGAGCGTGGATCGTCATCACGGACGGGCGATAGGGCAACGTCGTGGTGCGGATCGTCACGTCGGATTTGGCGACGGTTTTCGTTTCGGCGCGCGCGTGGTGCACAATCGACACGGTCGGGACGATGATGCACAGGGCGAGGAGCAGGCGTTCGATGCGGCACATTTGATTAAAATCCTTTCCATTCGCGACGGGCGAGTTTGTCAACGTTCATCGAGTTGAGGACATCGTTGATCGCGACGCGGGACACGCGAGGTTGACGCGAGAAAAACCAATCAAGGAAGCGTTTCATGTCATCATTCCCGTTTCGATATGTCATCATACGATGCAAGTATTAAGAAATCGTTAACGTGGCGACGACATGCAAGAAATGGTTAAGAGACCATTAACGTAGACGATCCGTTAACGTTAATTATTGACGTTAACAAGTTGTGAAGATTAAAATGGACCCATTCCCGATTTGGGAATGGATCGCATTTGATTAAACGATGACGCGGTAGCGCGCGGAGAGGTCGGCGATGGCGAGATCGATTTGGTTCAATTTGTAAGGACGTTCGGTGTAGCGCGTCGCGGCGCGGAGCATGTCGGTTTTCGAGTAGCGGGAATTTTTCATTCCAACTTTAATCAATTTCAACTGACCGCGAATTGACAGGGCGGCGAAGGCGTTGACGAGTTCGGGTGTGTCAGCGACGATCATGACAATTTTCCTTAAATCGAACACATGGGTTTGATCGACACGCGATAGGATCGCGCGCGCAAGGCGGTAGCGCGTTTCATCGCGTCGTTGAATGTGAGGTGGGAAATTTCACGACGTTCGTTGAAGCGATTGATGAAGACGAGCGTGTGACGGGTGGTGTCGTCATATCGCGCGAAGGTCAATGCGTCATTCAGGTTGGTCATGTCATTTCCTTTCGTTCAACACATACATAATACGAGACAGGTGTTAAGAAAGTGTTAACGTGGCAAGAAATCATTTGCGGCCATGCGGCATGGTTAATGGGTGGTTAACGTTCACGAAGCGGTAACGTTATTAATTAACGTTAACGGGTTGTTAAGGTCAAAAATTCGACGGGTGCCGATTTGAGACACCCATCAAATTTGATTATTCTTTAACTTGAATTGTCACAACCGTTTCATCGTCGCAGTACAGGTTGACGCGATCACGAGAGACGATTTCGATCTCGAAACCGTCAACGTCGAAGTCGTGAGCGTAGTCGAGCGCAGCGTCGCGTGCATCGCGTGCAACGTAAAACGCGACGACATCGACATGCGTGATTTTGTAGGTGCGATACGTATTCATGACATCAACGCGATGCGAACAATAAAACGATCATCAAACGATGCGTGATGAAATTCGTATTCGTAATCATCACACGTGATCGCGCATGCGTATGTCGTCGCGTCATCATCGTTGATGCGCACGCGAATGATTTCGCACGCGTCATCGTATTCGATTTCAAATGACGTCACGTCGCGTTGCGTCGTCGTGCGCATCATTTTCGTGAACGTGTCGCGAAGGTATTTCGTTTCGATGTCGCGTGCGTTGTGCATGTCGTCATTCCTTTTTCGATGTCACATCATCGCACGAAGTTATTAAGAAATCGTAAACAGGAATGGTTAAGAAATCGAAAACCCGCGACAGCGCCCGTTAACGTTAATTGTTAAGGTTAACAGAGGGGGGGAACCCGTTAACGTTAATTTTTAAGGTTAATAGATTGAATTTGAAGAAAAGTCGACGCGTTAACCATCCACCCATCGTTCGATAATTCGGTCTACCGCGCTACCGCTGCCACCGCTCTGCCGGCAAGGCTGCCCCTGCCGACATTGCGTATTTCGCAGAATTGCCTGGACGCTAGCTAGGCGTGCGTTGTCGCTCGCGCTGTCATCGTGATGCGTTCAACGTCGCGAACGCACCTCAGCGACGTCCTGTGCGCGCCTCAGGATCGCCGCATCGTTGTCATCGAGCGACATCGCATCGCTGAATGCATCTGCGGTCTGAACTAACCCCGCACACTGCGCCAACCACAGGAGCATTGTGCGTGTCTGCTGAGCCTGCGCCAGGATCACCTGGTCCACAGGTCGGTGGCCGGGTTGAGTGCAGATGTAGAAGCTGTCCTGGAACAGCATGTCCGCTGTGGACATCTGATCCATCAGCCACTGCTCGGTCTGCTGCCGCAGTTCCGGCGTCGAGACGACCAGCCCCGGGGAACCAGCTTTCAAAACGCCAGCTTCCGAAACGCCAGCTTCCGCCCCCTGGTCAGCCAGCTGCTGTTGGTGCAGCTCCTCGATCTGTGCCTGCGTCTTCGCCCAATGGTCCGTGCTCACTTCAATGCTCCCTTGATTGCCTTGCTAACCCGATCCTTGTCCGACGGTGCGAACCACCAGCCGTACTCGGGCTTCGTCCACTTGAGCGTGCGCAGTGCAGCCCGAGCGTGTGGCGGCTTGACGTCCGGCACCAGCTCTGCGATGTGGACAAAGCCAGCGGGACGGTTGGCTGACTTGCTCGGTGCCTTGTCCTTCTTCTCCCGGCGCGGCTTGGGATTGTCCGGATCGCCGCCTCGTTCCTTGGGACGACGCTCGTGGTCGGCACCCACCACAGGGCCATCGCCGAGGAACTGTGCGATCATGCCCACATACGGCTCGGGCAGCTCCCAGTCCGTGTCGGCTTCCGCCAGCTTCTCGAGTGTGTCGTCGTCTCGAGTGGTGACCGTCAGACCTTCCGGCCAGACGAGCTGCGTCCAGCGACCCGACTTGTGCTTGAGCCACTTGGGCTCGCCTTCTTGGTTTTCGATGAGGGTTTCGAGGAAGGCGGCGGCGCCGGCCCAAGTTGACCAGCTGACGACGAGGAGCTTTTCGGGGTTGTCTTCTCGGCCGCAGTAGATTGTGACGATGGGCGGCCTCGACGGCGATGAGGGAGTATGCGCGTCAGAAGCTCGTGTATCTGTCGCAGCTGCGGATCGGTTTCGTCTAGCCATTCCCATCTCCCAGTGTTTGTGAAGTGAAGTCGGAGGATGCTCCGCAGGTTGCGGGGCTCGAGATCATATTGGCGGCAGAGATGCTTGAGAACAATCAAGGCCGTGTTTCCTTTGTTTCGATATGTCTACTCTAGAGACTATGGGTCATTGCGTCAACTGCAGTCTAGAGACAAGGTTAACAAGGTATAAAGAGAGCAAGATATCGGCTGATTGGCCTTTTGGATCCACCGTGCGGTCTGGCCGCCCCGTAACCGATTTCTTGCTAGCGGATAAGGTTCACGCGTAACGCCGGACGAGCATACGCACATACGACTCAATCACGTTGCTTTATCGATCAAATCAATATGCCAGCTCCAAAAGATCAATGATTTCAATGTCAAGCACTGTCTTACAATCCAATAATCACTGGTGCCGCATGCTTAAATCCGGAATTCAAATCGACAATTCAACTCCCACCCCTAATGATTTCAATGACTTACGAATACCGCTTACAAGGCATTATTGTTTTGCGTTCCAGATTACATACTGAGCCACCATCAATTATTGGATTGTAAGATATTATATATTATTGATATTATTACATTATTTATATATCCATTCATCATTCATCGATAAAGACCGTTTTGAGTGTTCGCGCGCGCATGCGATGAGAGTATGAAAGTTGACACACAGACCCGTCCTCAAGTACAATACCTCCGAAGTCATGGGGAGGACCCACAGTGATCGACAAAGCGCGCATACGCACCCACATGCGGAGGTTCAAGTTAGCGGCGAGCCAGCACACGAACTCACACATAGTCTTCTTGCATCTCCACTGCCAGATGTCACTCGACACCATAAGCGAAGTCACGGGCATCTCACGCAAAACGATCACGCGCATGCTCCTCGGCCAACTACCAACAAAAACACAAATCCGTCTTCTCCAACGCGCCGTCAACGCCGCCACCTACGAGCTGGAGTCCATGCTCACATACGAACGCCAGTCTCGCGAAGGCATGTATGCTGGGGCGGTCATCACACAGCTCAGCCACCTAGGCCGATCACTAGGCCGCCACGAGATCATCAAGGGAAAGACACGCGCATGACCATCGTATATCCCAAGCTTACCAAGACCGATGCCTCAGGACACCAGCGGTTCTACTGGGGTGAAGTAGATGGAGAAGTCTACCGCACCTACTCACAACGCGACAAGCGGACTGGCGCAGTGGCGTCCAGTGACACCAGCCCTCGTACCAACCGCTCACGTACTCCGCACGCGCAGTGCCGGTTCGAGATGGATGCGATATACACCCGCAGAGAACGACTGGGCTGGCGACTTGCCCACGCCAAGAAGCAACGTCGCAAGACTGCCGAGCTCACTTGGTACGGTCCCATGCTGGCGCACAAGTATCCGCACCTGCACTACAACACTCGGCCCCACTGGGCGCAAGCCAAGCTAGATGGTGTGCGGTGCATTGGTACGAGGGAGGGGCTCGTGTCCCGTAAGAACGTCATAATCACCAGCGTTCCGCACATAGAGCGGCAGGTCAAGAGTTTCTTGGAGCTGCACCCGGAGATCCACACGCTGGACGGTGAACTATACCTGCACGGGCTGTCGCTGCACGACATCTCCGGCCGCGCACGTAGGCGCACACCCGATACGGAGAGTCAACAGCTACAGTACCACATCTTCGACTGCGAGACTCAGTGGGCTACGGACACGTTCACCATGCGCTGGCAGAAGCTGCTGGCCAAGAAAGCCACGGATCACTTGGCCTCGCTGGAGCACCTGTGCATAGTGAAGACCGAGTGGGTGGAGGATCAGGATGACCGCGACTACCTGCACAAGCGATGGCTGAGAGCCGGCTACGAAGGCAGCATCTACCGCGACCCGGACGGTATGTATCAGCACAAGCGCAGTAAATTCCTGCTCAAGCGGAAGGACTTCATCGAGAAAGAGTTCAAGATCACTGGTGTCCGAGAGGGCAACGGTGCGTGGCGAGGCTGTGCCAAGGCGATCGACTACGTGGACGCACGCGGTGAGCCGTTCGAGTCTGGTGTCCGCGGCACACAAGCCTACCTGCGCACGGTGCTGCGAGACAAGAAGAAGATCATCGGCCGGCTCGGCACTGTGCGGTACTTCAACCTCACGCCGGACCGCAAGGTGCCATACCTACCAGTCACGGTAAACCTCGGGAGATGGGACATATGATTAACCGACGAGTATTCGCCACGCTGCTGGGTGCACTGCCCACACTGGGCAAGACGGCGATGCCGCAGGCCGGGCTGGTGTCCACAGGTGCGATGGCCGCTGTGATAGACAGGGAGGTGGGTCGAGAACGCGGCACCGTGGACCCTGCTGCCTCGAACTGGTACCAAGACCGCATCAGCGAGCTGCTCAATCCGGAGCATGTGGAGCAGAGGTATTCGGACTATCTCTTCAAGCGACATCTCGGCTACAACGTCGGCGAGGCGCTGGACCCGGACCTCCGCGAGATGAAGTCGTTCAGCGCCACCGCCAAGGCCCGTATTCAGCGAGACCGCGATTTCATCAAGGAGCTCAATGGCGAGCGGTTCGACATCATGAAGGACATCAAGCGCCAGCAGCGTTAACCTTGTCTCTCAGACGGCGTTGACGCACGCGCCCACGAGCGATACAGTTATGTATCAACAAAGAGGACGACATGCGCCAGGATCAAATGAAGCAATCGCAGGTGGAGCACATCCTCCGCCACTTCAAGGCTTGGTTCATCGAGCCGAGCCGAAACTTCCAGATCCACTTCGATGAGGATACCGAGGTCATCACCGTCGCCGTCTCCCACGGCGTAGGCGCCTACGAGATGGAGGTTGGGTCGGACGATGACGAATACCGCTTCGTCAACCTCGACAACCCGGCCGACATCATCACCTTCCCGCTGGAGGACCAGGAATGAAAGTTCGGCTCAGAACCACAGACGGCAAGTCGTTCATCACCGACCTGTCCCACGACCAGCTATCCAGCCACGGTGTGATCGAGGTGGAGCACAAGTGCTTCGCCTATCGCGGCTTCATCAACAGGGGCGCTGCCGAGTACCAAGAAACTGGCCGGCTCGCCATCGCGTGGTCACGCTTCACGCAGGAACAGCCACCGCCAGTGTTCGGCGTCGGCGTAGCGGTCAAGCTCATCGCCGTGCACCGCGCCGAAGACAAGAAGTATATCGGCCAGTTCGCGACGATCATCGACGGCTCTGGCATTATCACAGACTGGCGCATCAAGTTCGGCGACGGTCAATCCATCGGCGTCCTCACATCGGAGATTGTGTTATGCCCGCCGACTACCTGATGCAGATGACTACCGCCACACCAGCGGAGACCCGCCACTACGTTGTTCGGCCCGGTGCCTGCCGCAAGGACCAGCGCCACAAGCTCGGCGAGTACGAGCCCTGCTGGATCGAGGTCGGTACCGGCGCGATCATGTCGCCGAACCACGACTGGGTGATCTCCATCGCCGAGCTGGAGGAAAGGATCAGTGAGTAGCTGGCTCATCGCCTACGCTGTCGGCGTGGTGTCAATGACTTTCGGTTTCTGCCGTTGGGCCAAGGACAACCCGTCGCCAGCTCAACGGAGATGGGGTTATGTCGTAGGCTGCACCTGTGCAATCATGGTGTGGCCATTCACAGTGGCGCTCGGCCTATCCAGTGCAGTCTATCAATCGTGGAGGAACAAGTGATTAACACCATGATCTGCAAGATCGGCGTCAAGGCTCCTGTGGGCATTAGCCAGCAGAAGATCGAGGCGCTGGTGATCCAAGCGCTGCGGGAATACCGCGACTCGATGGACAGCGACGACGCCCCGCTGAAGCTTCTGACGTTCGGCACAGTGCGCCGCGGTCGCGAGCATCAAGGCGAAAGCCCCGCCGCACACATCTTCGGAGAATGCAAATGAAAGGCACCATACGGGAAGCTCTCGAGTCCACCTGCGTGCGCACACCCGCCAAGCGTGGTCACTTCACCCACGACGAAGGTGTGCTACCGCGCGCCAACGATCTGCTGCTCTACCGCGAGCAGCTGCTTCGGTTCCTGAAGGAAGCCAGCAATATGGGCGAGTCAGACATGACCATCGACGAGCTCATCGAGGAACTGGAAGATGCCTAACGGTCAGGATGGCCGAGAGCCCCATTACTGCAAATGGTGTGAGACCACCTTCATGATCCGCGTGCCTCTATTCTACACCGGCGACGCGATAGTCAAGTGCGGATGCGGCACTCGCCATCCCCGCCAGTTCGAAGCCGGCGTAGCAATCTCGTGTGACCCGCCCCGCGGCAAACACATAACCATAGAGGAGTGCAAGTGAGTCACCTAATCCAGAAGAAAGACACGGGCCTCGATCTCACGATCAGTCGAGCCTTCGCCGAAGCCCACATCCGCTTCCTCGACACGGAGGACCGCCAGCACATGGTGACCTTCGACATCGAGTCGGCTCACAGGCTGGGCCAAATGTTCGATGATCGGTCGATGGAGAACGCCACCAAGAAGCGTTCACCGATCACGCCACAGTCCAAGCTGTGGTCATTCATGGAGGCGACGGTCAACACCGCCATCTCCTACGCGCTCGGCCTGCTCATTGGGTACTTCGTCTATGGGTATTACCAGCTGCCCATCGACTTCGCGCTCAACATGAAGATCACCGCCACCTTCCTGGTGATCGGCATGGCACGCCACTACTTCATCCGCCGCTGGTTCAACTGGATGGGAACCAAACATGGTGAGCGGTGATTTCTGCCAGCACGACTGGCCCGGTTCGGGATGTCCCGATTGTCGCAAGGAGAGACAAGTCATGAAGATCACAGCAAGAGCCGGCGGTTATTCATCGGTCGTAGGCCAGTCCGTTCTGCTGCATGACGAGACTGGTCGAGTAGTATGCCAGCTCGCCCTGCTCAACGTCGGCAACACCATCGACCGAACGCACAAGGAGCTGTGCAATGAGTACGCCATGCTCGTGGTCGACGCGGTCAACGCCAACCCCGCTACCGTCTCCACTCAGCTCAACGCTCGACACTCCATCGAGGTACTGTCGATCATGCGGGGCTTCTGCGAACGAGCGGTCAAGGGTTTGTTTCTTGAGGCCGACGCAGCTCGCATTCTCGGTCGAGCAATCGCTGAGCAGACGGGTCGAGTTGATCCGAGCATGGTCGCTTACAAGGTGAAGGACAGCCGAGGCGATTACTGGCAGACGACGTTCGAGGGCAAGCCCTACAACTTCAAGACGGGCACACCCTTCACGCCAGCTCAGTGGGTGCTGTGTGCTGAACGTGAACCGACCGTCGGCGGTAGTTACACTGTTGGTCACTGGATCGGACCGAAGAACGGTCTACGTCAGTTCCGCCGGCTACACAACTGCTACTTCATTATTCATGAGAATAACCAACCCACATGGTATCAGCAGAAAAAGGATCGCTACGGCAATCAGTTGCGAGCATTCCCACAGTACTGGCTCGAAGGCATGCCAGGCGCACCGGAGGACAAGTCATGAGCGTTGAGACACCAGTCGACCCAGACTCCCACATGTGGAAATCCTGGCTGCACTACAAGAAGTCTGAAGACTACGCAGCCACCATGCACTGGGCACAGTACGACCAGCATCGAGTCGGTTCTGCCTGGGCCGTCTACATGCGAGGCTACGATGACGCTCAAGGCGAGCCCGGTCACTGGGGTGCTTGCGGCGTGGTCTTCATCGCGTTCACAGGCGCCATCGTCGGGTTCTGCGCGGGCGCGATCCTATGGTGAGCATCGAGCAGCTTGCGAAGGAGGTTCGCGACGAGGCAGCGGATGTCGTCAAGCGACATCAGAAGCTAGCGTCGCTCAACCTTTATCGCGTCCTCGCGCGTTGCCTGGAGGTCGCAGAGCGTTGCGCGCTGTCGCACGATGCGTCGAATGCAATGCGACGCCTAGTAGCGTCCGAGGTTCCTCCCGGTCGCAGTCGCGCGTATGTCGAGCACAGCAGCGACGAGTTCGTGCTCGTGTGTCGCTACGTCTTGAACGGCGAAAGTCACGCCAACCTCTCGCGGTACAGCAATGCACTGCGCGAGGCCAAAAAGATGCAGCTCCACAGCAGTGACCTGTTCGCGTGGCTCAAGGACAAGGGCGGAGTCAACGCGCTGTTCTTGCGCAGGCCCACGGCGCACAATGCTGTGAACGTGCGGCACATCCGACTCGACAAGCCAGTGACGCTGCCCAAGTCGGGGCAGTTCACGCTCGTGCTCGAGCGGCTGCCAGATGGCTACTTCACAGTGGTGGAGGAAATCCATTGAGGCAGATCGAGAGGATCGCACTCAACCGAATGCTGCGCCGTCGCGGCCTGCCCGTGCAGCGGCACAAGTTCTGGATGGTGGTTGACAAGCGGCACTTGCCGGCTATCCGAGTGGAAGAGTGGTGGCGTGAGCATCCGGGCGCTACCGTCAAGGAAATCGCCCGCGCGCTCGACATGACGCCCAACGCCGTGCAGCTCCACGCTGCGCGCTTGCGCCAGAAATGGCGTAGAGAATTGCAGCTTTATCGCAACGCCATTCGTCGTAAGATGTGACATCACAGGAGGACACACGTGGCGATTAGCAAGCAGCTCTACGATCTTCGCAAGAAGTTCGACCCTGGTCTCCGGTTCTCATTCGGCAATCTGCTGATCGGCACCAGCTGGCAACACTACAAGGGTGGCCGCTATTGCATCACGGGCATCCTGTGGGACTCGACTGCTGAAGAATGGGCGATCAAATACATTCGCCCCAATGCCGACGCGATGGAGTATTCCCGCACCATCACGAACTGGTACTCGAAGCCGTTTGTCGGCGACACCGAGACCCCCCGCTTCAAGGAGATCAAATGAGCCAGGTGGATGTAGTCACCTTGGACAAGCTGCTGAGGCAGCGAGCCAAGGATAAGTTCAACGATCTTATCCACAATGCGGTGGAGGACTGCTACAAGCGGGTCTGCACCGATCTCCGCTCTGGTTTCTACGATCCGGATGTGGATAAGGCCAAGCAGGACTTCAAGGCGGTGATGCGCGAGAAGCTCACGCAGCGCTACCAGCAGTTCGCCATCGAGAACTTCCTCAAGGACCACCAGCGGCTTGCTGAGCAGGTCCAGAATTTGGAGTCCATCGCTCATGAGCATTAAGGCATGGGTGGTCATGGGCAATGACTATCCCGCTGGCGTCTTCGCATCGGAGGCGGCAGCGGACGAGTTTATTCTGTTCCAGAAGTGGTGGTATCAGGTTCAGTCGGACTACCAGCGGGCGCACATTCACTGGCGCCACTACGAGTTCACCCTCGAGACCGAGTACGTGCCACCCACTCTCCAGCCCGGTCAGGGTAAGAAGTTCGAGGACATGATGTCCGATGATCTCAGACGAGAATGGTTCTACTGGTACCGACGCGAAGCCGACAATCCGCGCGCGGCCGCGAGTGCTGCGGGTGAGTTCCGACGCAAAGTGGAGACCGAGCTTCGGGCTCGTCGGATTGACACTGCGGCTATGCTGGACGCTTACCGCTCTGTTGCTGTTGATCCTGCTCAGCGTCGAGGCCCACCGGTCTCGATACGGTAACTGCCTGTTCTACCCACTACCCTTCACCCGCGTCAACGATGACGCCAACTGCGGAGAAAGACCATGAAGTTCCTGTGCATCTGTCTGTTGCTGGGAGGCTGCGCTGCAAGCCAGCCCAGCGGCGACATGGGCAACGTTTACGGCAAGGCCCTCGCTGGCCACATCAAGGAGACGCATCGGTGACCATCATTCGCGCAACCACTATCCTCCACAGCTGCAACATCGACCAGGACCACGAGGTGCCGTCACTGTGGCAGGGTCTGCTGACCTACCCGCGGTGCATCCACGCCGAACTGCTCACGCATCGGGTCTTCAGCAAGAACTCGGCGTCGTCGCGTGCGATCCCTGTGAAGCGGCTGATCCAGGATGTGATAGACCATCCCTACGTGCCGATCAAGTGGAGCAAGAACGCTCCGGGCATGAAGGAGTCAGCCTACTTTGAAGGTGCCGAGAAGCAGGCGCTCATCGATCAGTGGCTGAGCGACCGCGACGAGGCGGTGCAGAAAGCCTGGTGGTACGAAGCGAAGGGCGTCCACAAGCAGGTGGTCAATCGCATCCTCGAGCCCTACGCGCATATCACCGTCTTCCTCAGCGGCACGGCGTTCTCGAACTTCTTCGGTCTGCGGCTCGAGGGCGCCGAACCTCACTTCGAAATGCTGGCGGCAGAAATCCACAGGGAGTACACCGGCTCGCCGCGGCAGTTACTGCGTCCTGGCGAGTGGGCTCTGCCTTGGGTCAAACCCGAAGACTACCGTCGGTTCAGCCTCAAGTCCGGCCAGATGCATCCCGACCTCATCAAGCTCAGTATCGCTCGGTCGGCGCACACCAGCTACCAGACTGTGGACGGCAAGGAGATGACTTACGATCTTGCCATCAACCTGGCCGACCGCATCATCGACAGCCGACCACTGCATGCATCGCCGACCGAACACCAGGCGCGGGCGGATCGCTTCTGGCGCACAGCGAACAACTCGGGCTGGGAAGGCGCCGGTCTCGAAGGCAACTTCGATCCGGGTTGGGTGCAATTCAGGAAGACGCTTCCTAACGAACGTCTTTGACAGACGACGCCATAGTCGTCAGAATGAAGCATCGATAACAAGAGGAGACATCGATGAGAGTCAATCGATCCAGCCTACTCGCTGCAGCCGCCATGTCGAGCATCACGTCATTGGGCGCGAACGTGCTCAGCCGAGACGAGGCACCGAAGATGCCACCGCCGACCAAGAAGAAGACCAAGCGTAGGAGGGCCAAGGCGGCACCATCCTACTTCATCACTCGCGGCAAGTATATCCCCGGCGGCGAGTATCGCAACTGTGGCTGGAACGGCATCTCGCCGAAGAAGGTCCCACTCGAGAAGAGGGTCTGATGGCCGAAGTATTGAACGCAGGGGCAGGCGTCGCAACTGCCCGACTGTCCGACGCGCTGGGTAACGCCAGTGCCAAGGCCGAGGCTGACGACCGGACGCTCGCCGCCGTCAAGCGGGCCAATCGTCCGAAACCCGCTGAGCTGCAGGCCGAGCTGTCGGCGGAGGCTCGCAACGAGATCGCCACCGAGCGCTACTTGCTCGACGGGTTCTTCAAGGCGAAGCTGCAGAACGGGGAGCAGGAGGTCGAGATCACCGACGTTCTGGTCATCCGCAACCTGCAGGCCATCGCCAAGAGCCTGGTGGATCGGAGCAGCAGCCGATGAGCGATCAGGTGGACAACGTCACCGAAGGTCTTCGGCTGCTCGCTGACATCGAGCGCGAGGCCCACGTCAACATGGTCCAGATGAAGTCGAAGATGATCGCCATCGACGTGGCGCTTCTCTCCAACGATCCGGCGCAACTCGAGGTTGCCCGCACCGAACTCATGAGCGTGTTCGAGGCGGGCATCGACATGAAGATCCGCAACCATCGCAAGATGCAAGCTCTCGAGGCCAAGCTGCGGTAATGCCCGTCAAGGCTATCATCGTTGTCGGCCACGGTAAGGATTGCCCTTACTGTGGCCGAGTCATGTCCATCGATGGCAAGTCGGATACTGACGCTTATCCGACGCGCGATCACATCAACCCGCGCATGGCGGGCGGCGGACCTCGCATCATCGTATGCCGGAAGTGTAACCTCGACAAGCAGGCGCAGTCATTATCTGGCTGGCACCAGGTGCTCGTGAGGACCGGCGATGAGCGTGCGCCGAGCGTCGCTGCGTTTATTGAGCTGGTGCGAACTGGCGCTCACCTGAGGATCATTGCACGTTATGAGAGAGAAGCCGACAAACTCAACAAGTACAAGCGCTCTGACGAAACCGATGAGTCGCGTCATGCGAAGCACATCTTGGAGCAACGAAGAAGAACAGCTCGTGCGAAAGCTCGCAGAGGACGGCTTAACCGCCGACGCAATCGCGAAAGAGATGAAGCGAACGCGCAGCTCGGTCTTGGGATTCATTCACAGGAACAAGATCGTGCTGCACCGCCGGGACCACAGGGTGCCCATGAAGGATGTCAAGCCCACCACCTTCGTCAGGGGCACCAAGAAGGCGGAAGTGCAGAGGACTCCCGGTTCCGCTGTGATTGACACGACGAAGCGGGAAGGCAACAACCGCTTCAACTATCGCCGCGCGGAAGACATGCTCAAGGCACCACAGACGGTGGGTGATTGGCCGAAGCCCGAGAATGAGCATTCGGTGCTCATCGCCGATCTGAAGTCGACCCACTGTCAGATGCCTCTGTGGGACTTTATCGCGCCTGACAGCAAGTACTGTGGTCGTCCTCGTCTTCGGTTCCGTGAAGTCACCGTTTCGCCCTACTGCGCGGGTTGTCACAAACTCGCGTATCAACCGCCTCGTTAACTATATCCTCGTTCTTTCTTGACAGGTTTCTCCATCTCGTCTAAGATATTCTTAGATGAAAAGGAGGAACCTGTCATGAAGCTTCGTGAGATCATCAAGAACCAGACCGTCCTTGAAGATGTGTCCGTCTTCGCCATGACCACCAAGGACTATGATGGGTCCGCTCCCAACATCCTGATCGGCATCTACAAGGCAGGTGAGGCGGCACGTTCGCTTTACCACCTCGAGCTGACGCGTGAGGCCACTCTCAAACTCATCCAGCAGCTATCCGCCGCCTACGCCGAGCAGCCCTACACCCCCGAAGAAATCGCGCACCACGAAGCAGTCGTGGCTGATCGCAAGGCAGAAGGAGCTTACCTCTGATGGATGACTCAATCCGCGATAACATGAAGGTCAAGGTCGCCAAGATGTTGGCGATTGCCCGCGACCGAGGCGCCAGCGAGGCCGAGGCTGCCACCGCCATGTCGATGGCGACCAAGATGATGCTGCTCCACGGCATCAAGGAAGCCGAGCTGCAGACGTCCCAGGAAATCGCCGGCCGCAGCGAGAACGTCGAGCTCGACCGCGACTGGCAGGAGATCATCGCACAGGCAGCTGGCAATCTCTTCGGCTGCATGACGCTGCTGACGCGGGATCGCATCAAGGGCACGCCGTGCTTCTACTATGTCGGCCGGCCCGAGAACCACGACGCGGCCAAGCAGACGTTCAACTATCTGCTCGACCAGGTCGAACGCCTCTACAAGGCGGGACTGCCTCGTGGCATGGTGCAGAGCGCTCGTGCTCAGTTCCGCCGCACGTTCAAGTATGCCTGTGCATGCCGCATCGCTCACCGTGCCCGCGAGCTGGTCGAGGAGATGAAGCGCGGCGAACACACGACCGAAGTCTCGGGCGGCACCGCACTCGTGGTGCAAGGCTACTTCGACAAGCTCGCCGATGAGGTCGATGCGTTCCTCGCATCCACCGGCATGAAGATCCGTACCAAGCAGGCTCGTCCGCGTGCATCTGGTAACGGTACCGCAGCAGGCCTTGCCGCCGGCAACGCCGTCAACCTCAGGAGTGCACTCCGTTGATCCCACCTTTCGAAGAAACGATCCGTAGGATCGAGGAGGAGTTTCCCGGCCATGGCTGGCTCCTGCGAAACAACCTGCCGAACGATCCGCTTCTCAATCGGCACGATCCCTCCGAGCGGGGCAAGTACTTCTTCCACTTGCACAGCATGGAGTTCGACCGGGCGTCGTTCTCCTACAAGCACAGCATCCGTCGCTACGGCGACTCTAAGGATGTGGTCGCGTTCGAGGCTCTGTGCGCTGCACAGGCGGGAATGTACTGAGACTCTGGCAGTTGCATTCTGGGACGTCCTGCGCTAGGATGTCCCGGTTGCAACACGCTTAAGGAGCGTTCCTATGAAATACCGCGCACTCGCCAAGGCCTACCAGTTCGTGAAGGGCTCGATGACCGACCCGACCCGGGAGGACGCGATCTGGCTCACCGAAGGCGAGAAGAAGAAGTTCACCGACAAGCAGCTGGACAAGCTCAACATCTGCTTCGCCGACCTGGTCGAGAAGGCGCAGGCCAAGCTCGAGAGCCAGGGTCTCGACTTCGGCGCCATGCTGAAGAACATGCCGAAGCCGGCCGATCACGTGAACCCGCCGCTGGCCGGCGCCAACGACGAAGACTGATCGCATCCGCGGTCGGGTTCAATGGCCGGGCAGGAAACTGTCCGGTCTTTTTCTTACAGGAGGTTCCGCATGATTATGATTGACATCGAGACGCTGGGTCTTCGGCCTGGTGCGCCTATCCCGTCCATCGGTTACTGCTACTTCGACTGGGACGGCATCAGGGATCATGGCACCATCGCCATCAACCTGGAAGTCGGCAACATCGGCAAGGCCGCCGACATCGGCACGATCAAGTTCTGGCTGCGTCAGGATCACGCCGCGATCCAGAAGACGTTCTTCCGCCCGGAGGATCAGCAGCACGACTGGGTCCGCGCGCTATACATGCTCGGCGAGAAGGTCCAGTTCTCGCGGACCATCGGTGAAGAAGGTGTCTGGGCGAACGGGCCGTTGTTCGATCTCGCTCACCTCGAGTATTGGTATGACCAGATGAGCGAGAAGGCTCCGTGGTCGTATCGCGAGCCGCGCGATTGTCGCACGCTGTTTGAGATCGCTCGGTTGCTCACAGGCTGGGATCGATCAGTCGTGACACAAGCGCTCAAGGATCAGCATCCTGCGCTCCTCGTCGAGCACGACGCTGAGCACGACGCGATCCTGCAGGCGCTGCTCGTCATCGACGCGTATCATGCGTGCAAGCGTCGCGCTGACACGTCTGTGAGCCTCACAGGCTGACGTATGACGATCATCGCGACAGTTCTCAAGTCAGGAGGCATCTACACGCCTGAGCACGTGCGCATGCTCGAGGATCAGCTCGGTCACGATTGTCCCTTGACAGTCTACACCGACAGTCTCGAGCTGTGCATTCAACGTGGATCGCTGGCGCGTCGGCTGACTTACCACCTGCCGGGTTGGTGGAGCAAGATGGAGCTCTTCAACCCGGCCCTGCCAGACGACATCATCTTCTTCGATCTGGACACTGTGATCCGCCGTCGACCGCGTGTTTTCACGCATGCGGTTCGCGAGCCGATGATGCTTCGGGACTTCTACCGCCCCGGAGGTTTGCAATCTTCCGTCATGTGCATTCCGCACCACTTCAAGGCCTTCATCTGGAAACAGTGGATGGAGGGCCCAGAAGAGTGGATGTCACTGCTGGGAGAACAGGGCCTGGGCGATCAGGCATTCCTCGAGAAGGTGAGCCAGAAATTCTGGGGCATTCTTCAAGACAAGTACCCGAGCGAGTACGTCAGCTGGAAGGCCGATGATCTCGCCGGCAAGTCACTACCATCTCTCGCACGGGTGATCGTATTCCACGGTCAGCCCAAACCATGGGACATACCACATGCTCGTCAAACCTGGCGCAACTAAAGAAGTCCGCGGGTTCCGCTGGCCAGCTTACGATACTGCCTGTGCGGAAGTCGTCTTCGACAGCATCCCAGACCTCGAGCGGGCTGTCGGCTACTGTCAGCAGAAGCGGACGGTCATTCAGGCCGGCGGCAACTGCGGCGTCTGGGCACGTCACCTCGCCGACATCTTCTCACAGGTGTGGACGTGGGAACCCGACACGCTGAACTACCACTGCCTCGCGTTCAACACGGTCCACAGGAAGAACGTGTTCGCAGTCAACGCTGCGCTGGGTGATCGAGTGGGCGCTATCCTTATGGACGCACCAGAGGCTAACAACTGCGGGGCACTTCAAGTGGACCAGTCCGCGGTCGTTGGCGCTCCACATACGATCCCGGTGGAGATGATCGACAATAACCTGACGCTCGGCCACGTCGATCTGATGTATCTCGACCTGGAAGGTTATGAGCTGCACGCAATCGCTGGCGCCGTGCAGACTATCACTCGTTGCCAGCCTATTATCGCCGTCGAGGACAAGGGCCTGAGCGAGCGTTACGGCGTTGCAAAGGGCGATGTTCTTCGATACATTCAAGACACTTTCAACTATGAGGTATGCGATCAATATGCAAGAGATTATGTCCTCCGACCCAAGTCTCGACCCGCGACTCTTAGCGGTGCTCGACAAGCACCACGCTAGGAGCGATGCGCTCGAGGCCGACCTGCACAACGTTCTTGTCGGTCTCGAGATGGAACACTACTACGGCGAGTCCTGTGCCGGCGAGTCCTGGTTGCGGGATCAGTGCAAGTCGTGCATCGCCCGAGGTGAAACGACCAGCGCCAAGTTCTACGGGACTATCGCTGACGTCTGGAAACAAGTGAGGGAGAAACGTTTCCCGCTCCTCACGCAAAAGCTGAAGACCAAACTCAGCTGATGAATATCTTCGCATCAGACGCCTGCCCGATACGCAGCGCCGTTGTGCTTGACGACAAGCGTCTGGTCAAGATGATCCTCGAGTCTGCCCAAATGCTCGGCACCATCTTCAATGAAGCGGGTGTCGAGCATCCTTATAGGCTGAGCGCAGGTCACGCGAACCATCCCTGCACTGTTTGGGTTCGCACCTCATTTGGAAACGTCGAGTGGTTGATGTCGCACGTATGCGCGCTCGAACTCGAGTATCAGCGACGTTTCAATCGATCACACAAATCATTCAGGACGCTGCCTGAGGCGTTCGATCGATATTGCGTCATCACGACACATCGCACAGCGCTGACGCGCCCTGTGAACGCTGCTAGGCGTCGCGATTTAAACCTTGATTTCACGCATATGCCGGTGCACGAGGCCTATCGCGCATACCTGAAGACGCGCTGGGAGCTGTCATCGCCGACGTGGCGATTGCCCCCGCTCATCGCTATGCCTTGGGCGTGAACTTGCGCAGGAACTTCTCGCCGTCGCGCATCGTCGTCTTGATGCCCATCTGGCTGATCATCTGCTGAAGCATGACCTTGCTGATCGAGCGCTTCTGACTCTCGAGCTCAACCTGGTCATACATGCGATCCATCTTCATGTATTCCTTGAGGAACGCCTTGCACTTCTCGGGGTCCTCACGGCTGTCGTCCTTCTTGCGGTTCTTCTCGGCGCTCGCCGTCAGGTCGCTGTCGCGTAGGTCAGTGTCAAACCCGTCGATGGTAACCTTCGCGCGATTGAAGCGACCGGCACGCGCGGGCAATGCTTCGATGAAGAACTTGAGCGCCGGCTCTGGTTTGCAGAAGTTGGCCTTGATCGTTTTGATGATCGCCATGTCTTCGTCGTTCGGGTGCATGCGCACGAGGTGCACCATGCGCGCCATGCCTGTGAATGCGATTGATCCCAGGCCTGCGTGCTTCACGTTGTCGCGTGACGTCTTGCCGAGATGTCGGATGAGCACGACAGAGCAGTCGTAGTCCTGAGCGATGATCGATAGCCGGCTGAGCGTTTGCTGCACGTCGCTCGCCTTGTGCGTATCGCTTCCTCCCATGTAGCTCATGATCGTATCGAAGACGATGATGTCCGGCTCGTATTCCTCGACGACCTTCTCGAACGCCTCGAAGTCTTCAAAGTCAGTGAGGCTGAACGGTCGGTAGTATTGCATATACTGGTCGAGCTTCTCCTCCTCGAGACCCATGTCGATGAGGCGTGACTTCGTGTCAGTCTCGGGATCGTTCTCCAAGTCGATATACATGACCTTGGCATTGCGCACGCCTCGTTGACCGTACTGGCCCATGCTCGGGAAGCGTTCACCGTTGATCGCGCTGACGCACATCTGCTGCACGAGGAACGACTTGCCGATACCCGGATCGCCTTCAACGATGGTGATCTTGCCTTTGACGAGCCAGCCAGGTGTCACCCACTGCACAGGCTTCATGACCACGTCGTTCATGGTAATGTAGCCCTTGTCAGCTTCCTCGCTCTCGGTCGCTGGGTTCTTGTCGCGCAATCGCCCGGACGTCAGTCGCTCGCCGATGACCTTTTCGATTTCTCTACGCAGCTGCTTCGGTCTGTCGGCGAACTTGTTCCACACTGATCCGGACACAAGTGTGGCAACCTCGTCACCATCCATACCGGCGTCAAGGAGACCATGATACAGTTTCCACAAAATTTCGGAACGGTCCCCAGTGACGCGTTGGGACAGGAGAAGTTGTCGGATCGGCTGGCTGATGCGCTTCTGGTACCGCCCATAGACGGACGCCCTGTCCTCTTTCGAGTATTCACCCTTAGCTTCCTTTTCTGCCTCGGGCGACTTGAGGTGCTGCTTGAGCCGAGCGACGGATATCGTCTTCGTCGTGTCGGACCACAGGAGCTTGCCGGGCTTGCCCTTGCCGTACTTGTAATTCATCGTGCCGGGTATGCGCAGGACCTGTGTGATGTCCCACCCGCCCTTGTCAGCACCAATGCTGTAGGACAGCCGCTTATTCAGCTCCTTGTCCATCGTGCGATCAATATGCCACACGCCCGCGAAGCGCCCGGGTGATGACTCCCACGCGAGC